TCCATCCGAGGGCTTTGACTGCTTGGTAGGTGTGGTTTCCTGCGAGGATTGTGCCGTCTGTTCGGGCTACGATTGGTCGGTATTGTCCGAGTTCTTGGAGGGATTGGGCGATTGCTCCGATGTCCCCTTCGCGTGGGTTTTGTGGGTATGGGCGTAGGGTGTCTACATCTGCTAGGACTGCTTCGACTCGTTCTGGTGGGCTTAGTAATGTCGCTGGGTCGTTGTACATTGGTAACACTGGGGTGGGTAGTTGGAGCCATTCTTTAAGTGTCGCTATGACTCTTGGGCGTTTCTGGTCACAGTCTGCGAGTATTGCCTCTTCCCACGCTTCATAGATTTGTGCATCTAGAGTCCCTCTGAACTTACCTAACACAAGTTGGTATTCGTCATCTTGTGCTTCACGCATTGGTTTGTCATCTGGAGTGAATGGGCTGTTTAGGAGTTCGCTGAGGTTTGCTAGGTCATCATCTGTGAATCCTGTACCTGCGAGGTCGGGGAGTTCACTGAGCATGCCAAAAAGTGCGTCTTCGTTGTATGAACTCAAGTCGGAGGTGCGATTGTCCACAATCATGATTTTCTTGGCTGTGGTTTCATCTACATCTACCCAAACGACAGCAATTTTTGACCATTTGAGTTTCTTGACTGCCTTGTATGTGTGATTACCTGCAAGTATGCAGTTATCTCGCCTGTTCACAACTATGGGCTTGTATTGCCCGTGCTTGTCTAGGGACTCAGCAATCTTGTCAATGTCACCGCGTCTAGCGTTTTGTGGGTGTGGCGTGATTGAGTTCACTGGAACTGTTTCAGTTTCAGTAATCCTAATGTTGTTGCCCATGGTTTACTCCAAGTTTTTGAGTGCGTATGACGCTCTGATTAAACTTTCAGCGTCTGTTTCTCGCCCTTCAGCGATTTCTAAAGTTGCACGAACTTCTAGCCAATGTGCGAACCATTGAGTTGCTACTTGTGCGACTGCTTCGTCCGTGTGGCTGGTTTCCTCATTACAAGCAAGTGCTTTAATCAGGCTTTGAGTTGCTGTGTTGGTCATTTCTTATCCCCTCTCAAGGATTTAGTGGTGGTCTTCCAACTCTGGCTTTACCGTGTTCATCTCGCGGAATTTCGTCCTTGATGATTTTGTAAATGTTTTGGTAAGTGGTGCCCATGTACTCGGACATGGTTTTGTAGGTAATGTTCTTCTCTTTGAGTTTGAGAATGAGTTCTTTACGCCGTTTCATAAGTTTTTCAACTTGGTCGTGGTGTTCTTTCATCATTCCTGATACCAACCTGAGTTCTTCAAGTTGGCGTTCAGTTTCTTTCCCTGAAGGTCGTATGAATGCCATTACGAGGTTCCTGTTCCTTTTATGTGTAGTGTTAATCCGTTTTTTGCTCTTGTGGGTTGCATGAATGTGATTGAAGTTAAAAACTTTGGGGAATCGTCTTCCATCACCCCTGCGTCTACGAGTCCATCAATGGCCGCTTTGCATGCTGGGTTGCATGCTCCGACATCTTGGAGTCGTCCTTTTTCTTGTTGTACCCCAACTGTGATTTGTACATCTGTGAGTTGCGGTATTTTTTGCTGTTTGGCTAGGTAGAAGAAAGCGGTTCGCCATGTTTTGACATTGTTCGCTCGTTCCCACCTGTTTCCTGCTCGTTCTGCGTTCGTTGTCCATGGTTTTTGAGCAAAATGAAGTGTGAACTCATGGGTGTGAGTTGTACTGCACATAAACTGTAGTTTAACAACTCTAGTTGTGTATTACAAGTCATTTTCTGTGCCTTTTTCCGTGGTTTCGACCCAAAGCAATTTGGTTCCATCGTTCAAAATGGTAAAAACTTGCCCTTCTTTGTTCTTGAACGGTATGAGTTCAGCGTTTTGTCCCCGTTTTACCAACAATCCGAGTTCTGTAGCCTGTTCACGGTTGGACTCAACCCATCCGTGGCATCCTGTGGTTCCTGAGCCACACAACACCAATAAATTGGCTGGTTCATTAATCTCTTTGACTCTGGTTCCACCCATCCCCCGTGGAGTTCGGTGATGAATGTTGAGTGAATTGTTTTTCCATCCGCAAAACTCGCAAGTGAAGTATGCTCTCGCTAAAACTTCACGCCTTGTATCTGGGTGGACTCCGTGTGCTTTTTTCATTTTATCCTTCTGATTTTGTTTAGGGCTTGTTTGAACTCTTCTGTGGGTGGTACACCTATCTGGGTGGTGGACTCCAAAACTTGCTGTTTAAGGCTCTCATCACGCTTGTAAGCCCTCCACGGGACATTCAGGTGGCTAGGCATGATTCGCTCGTTAGAAACGCTGTAATGGCGTTTCAGGGCTTCTATGCCGAACTCGAAAGTGATGTCGCTATCCAAAACGAGTTCCCAAGCGTAAACACGGGCTTCATCCACCGAAATGCGGTCATCTATAGACTTAACCATCGTTAGCAATCTGGCGAGGTCTGAACGCTTCAATTTCTGCTACTTGTCCTTCCTGTGCTTCAAAATGCTTAACCAAATTGAGTCCCGTGTTGAGATTCTCGGAACGGGCACTGTTGTTGGAACTGCGAGTCCCGTTAGCGGTCAACCATGCGTAAGATGAGTCCAATCGTGCATGACCATCAGTTGCACACTTTTTGGCAGATTCTATGAGTCGGGTTGGCTCAACCCCTTGCTCAAGCAAAACACGGGCTTCACGCGACAACTGACCAATCTGACGAGTTAACGGTTTTTCCCCATGCAACTCAACCCAAGTATCCACATAAGCACCTACAACTTCCCTTGCCGTAATAGGTGCATCAACCGCAGGTTGTAACTCTATTAGTAAGTCTTTTGTATTAGTACTTTGTATAGTGCCTGATTTACCGATGACTGGAAATCCGTCTTCGGTGTTTTCGAGGTTTGCCAACTCTGGGTGGTCGTAGATTGTCCACAAGGTTTCCCAATGCCCCAACTCATTCTGTGATTTGGAGCGTTTTAGATACCCTGCTTCTTCCATCTCAGTCAAACATTTACGAATCGCATCCCGACCCTCAATTGCTTCTTTTGCAAGTGAAATTGAGTCCGTTCGCCAATTATCTGGCAACGACAAAATGTAGATTAAGAGTCCACGGGCACGGTAGGACAAACGGGTGTCTTGAGCGACATCGTTACGAACTACCGTGAACCCTGAATGTGGACGCTGGGCACGGATAATGCTCATAACGCTTCCTAACTGCTGAGTTCAGTAAAGCGTTGAGTGTACACCAAGCGTAAGGACTTCTTTTCCTCGGCTGTAAAATTGTAGTTACCAACAGTTTGAGCGACAGTCGTCAACTTCTCGGCTGTATCTGCTTCCATCAAGCCAGCGTGAACTGAGTTGTATTCTTCCTGCGTGGCTGGCGGTAGTGGTTCTGAACGCTCATACGAAACTGAATCTGGGTCAGGTTCATCGGTGGGTAAAGCAAGTGCTTGAAGCAGTGCAGTTCGGAACGCAACGGACATAGCCTTCGACATAGCCTTGTCACCTGAGTCCATGGCTTCAGATACCACCACGGCTTCAATCGCGTCACCAGCGATGCCTATGAACTTGTAAGACACCTTCAAGATAACATGGCTCATGGGAGTTCGGTTCTTGCCAACTTCCACAGTCCCGTATTGGTGTTCAAGCACCACAGGAACTACTACGACTTTGTGTTTACGCAATGCTGGAGCAACGGCGTTAACGACTGCATCAATGCCACGGAAACTGAATCCCTGCGAGTTGTTGCGGTCTTTCTTGGCTACTGCTTGCACATCTTCCATAACGAAAGCAAGCGATTGTTGAATGGTGGGGTTCTCTGACATTCTACTCCGATTCGATTGTGATTGAGGTTGATTCTGGTACAACAGTTACGCCTTGAACGACTTCACCTGTTGCTCGTAGCACGACTTTATCGCCTACTATGTCAAACAGTTCTTTAAATGTGGAAACTGCTGGCTCTTCTTTAACACGAATGAGTTCACTGGCACCTGTGGCTTTTGCCCAACCCATAAAAACTTCCGTATCATCTACTTTAACTTTTGGTGCTGACACGCGAGATTTAATTACGCCATGAATCAAGGTAATGGTTTTACGATTGTCTTTTACGCGAACACGATAGGCGTAATCGGTCAAAAGACTAACAAAATAATTTTCATCTTTTTCCAATTTTTCGTTGGATTTTTCTAACCATTTGTTAATGCGATTTAATTCTTGTGAATAAATTTCCGTATTTTCACTTAACTTCATACGAATCGCTAACAACTTGCGAATTGCCCAAGTCGCCCCAGAATCGTCCAAAACTTTGAACGCTTCTTTGAACTCACTTGCTTCTGTTTCTGAGTCTTCAAATTCATGAATGTTTTCCATGATTAACTCCTCCCTTTGTACCCATAATACACCTAGGGTTTAGAAAGTCAAACACGGCTTGAATCGTCAACAAAAAGTGGCAAAGATAAACAAAGCAAGACTTTTATGTTTACTTGCGAGAGCGACTGGTAAGGGGTTCCCAGTTGCTCGGCTGGGACTGGAGTGTTTTTCCCTTTTCACTCCAGTTTCAGTCTATTTACGGTTAGTTAAAAGAGCCTGAAGCAGTTCACGAATAATTGTGATTTCCCCTGAAATTTCGCTATTAATACGCTCATTTGAGTTCACTTTATCCATCAAACTTGAACCGCCATTGGGCCAGAGTTGATGTTCAACTCTACCAATACGCTCCGAAACAGTTCGCCCTTCTCTGTCCAAACCTATTGACGCATCTATGCGTTTAGTCAACTGATAGATTTTTACAATCCCACCAAGGATTACAATCACGGAGCAAGTTATTGCTAAATAAGTTTGCCACTGCGTCATCTATCTACTCCACTAAGTTTGTTTAGGCATTGAACTCAGTTTACATAAAAAGTTTTACACCGATGGGTATACGCCATTAAAAATGATTGAGTTACCAGCCGTTCTTGTGTAATTTGTGCTGGTGATTGCTGACCTACGCACATAAAAAGTTGAACTTGCAGGACTCGCACTTGTAACAATTGTGAAAACTTGTGGTTGGAAATATAAATTTCCACTCACAGGGGCAAGAAGACAGGGCACGGATAAACTGGTTCCACCTAAGACCAATGACGCACGACCAATGCCCTGCCAATTAGTATCAATAGATTGAACTGGAAGACTGATGTTCAAACCTGTAGAACCAATGGTGTCAGAAGAACCAACTGTGTAGACACCCTTAAAAAAAACAGTTTTGCCAATTTGTAGATAAGAACCAGAAACCGTGCCGTTGTTCAAAACCCAACCTGACGCACTATCAAAAGTTATGGCACCATTTGGTGCAGTTGAGTCCCAAGTGTTCCAACTATCCAAAAAGGATTCTGTATCAAAACGCTGTTGACCGATAGCCAAATAGTCTGTGCCAATTTGCAATAACCAAACAGCCCCACCAATAACAGGTTCAAAATTATTTAACATTTTTATTGGGCTAGTAGCGGTAGCGGAACCACCAATGTAAACACTCAAAGTACCATAGGTAGGGTTAAATGATTTAACTGTTCCTAAAATGCAATTAAAATTTGAAACTGGACTTTGAAATGTATCAACAAAACTGTCAAAAAATCCTGTTGGAAATTCAAAACTTGAACTGGCTGTAGAATCAACATTTGGAGTGGTTGCGTTTCCAGCCTTATTTGGGGTCAAATCATCCATGTTTAGTTGTATCCGTAAACCTTAACAATGCCACCACTTACCGTTGCACCTGTTATTGCAATAGTAAAACCATCATAAGCGTTACTGAGAGTGTGAAAACCTGAGTATTTTGCACTGCCACCAGACTGAGATAAATTTGGAACTTGTCCATCACAAGAAAATGAAGTTTGCAAAGCCAACTGTGGATTTAAAACATCAAGAACAAGATTGCCAACACTGCCATAAATTCCACTAGACGCAGTACCACCATAATTCCAAGGCAACTTAAAAGTTGTTCCTGTGGTGCTGGTTTCAGCAGTTATTGTTGCTGAAGTATTGACATAAAATCCACTCCATTGGTAGTTGGCACCAGTAGCAGTAGTCCCAGAAGCACGAAGCCCCATGGTTGCACCAGTTGAACTGGAAGCCCCAATAGTTGCAGTTAAAATAATTTTGTAATTACGAAAACTACCAGTAAAAACACCATCAAGAGTGCAAGGTGAAGTGCCAAAAGTAGTTGTATTTACAAGAAATAAACCAACTTTTGTGCCAACATCAGTATTAATGTCACTTGCAAGATTCTGAAAGTCAGTAGCAATGTTGGGCGTATCCGCATTAGAAGGATAACGATAACCCCTAGATGTAGTACCAGCCATGTAAACTCCTCAATTTTCTATTTATTGTATCAACTCAACGGCAAAAACTTGATAGAACGAGCCTTAGCCGACATGGACTCGTTAGCCCCAAACGGAATGGTCAAACTATCAATAATCAAAACCACATTAATTTGAGTTCCAGTATTTTGAACCTGAACCACATCAAACACATCATGAGCAGGATTAGTGATAGAACTCCAAGAAATTTCTTCACTAGCCCCAATGTAGCGATACAAAGTACGAACTGCTGATGCCTCACAAATAGCCTTTGTTGATAAAAGGTTAGAAGTTAAGAAAATTGGTACTTGACCAAAACTTCCATAACGGTAAGTTGGTGAACTTGAGTCCTCATCCCATGCTGTAGCCATAAAAGGTATAGGCATTGAAGTTCCTGTAGCCGTTAAATGAACTCCATTGTAGGTGTTATCTGAAGAGATGCTACGACTTACACCCAACAAAACTGCTTCAGAACCCTCTTGATAAGTCACCATAGGTATCATGCTGGAAGAATCAGGAATTGAACCTAAAGTGCAAACCCCATCAGCATCAAAAAACAAATCGTAGCCACACTGATTAGCAATCTGAACTGCTTTGACCCAAGGGTCTTCACCAATCCCCAGAACAAAAGCATTAATGTTCAAATCAACATCAATAAAATTAAATTTAACATCAGCCCAACTGGTTTGAATTAAATTTTTCAAAGCAGTAACCAAATTAATTACTTCAGTGCCTGTCACACCAGCCGTGCCACCCGAAGAATAATAAGGAGCCTCAGTTGGTTTATTGCGACTAACACGCAAAGAACGGTCAACTCCATCAACTTTAATGGTGGTGCCACCTTCATTTGCATCAACATCCACTTTGGTAATCAAAAAAACGCCAAGAGGAACTTCTTCAACTGTTCCATCATCGTATTTAACACCACGCCAAACAGTAATTTCGTTACCAAAAGGAGTTAAAGGTGAATAAGCATTAACTGGAACATACTTAGAAATAGATGATTTATTTAAACTGTATGACAAAAGTTCTAAAAACAAAGAATAAGTTGCCTTGCTTGCATTCAATAAAGTGTAAGTTGCAGTAGCACTATTAACGGCTGTGTAATTATTGTAAACAGGGACAGTATCTGCAATGTCATTTGTTTCTTCAGCAATAGTCATCGTCATTGTACGGCGAAAACTACTATTAGCATCAATCGTCACATTTCCACTTGTCGGATACAATTCCAAAACAGTTTGACCAAACACACGAACCTCAGCACGAATAGTTGCATTATGCGTATTACGAACTGCTGAAAGAAATTTAGAAGTAACTGGATACATGACTACGGCACAACTTCAATGTAATCAATTTTCAAACTACGAACCCTTCGACCACTCGTACCAGCCAAATCAAGTTCACGGGTAATAAACCGTACATACTTTTGAGTTCCATAAGGGTCTTGAACTAAAACAATGGATTGCGATTTCAAAACATTTTCCATTGCATCCCACTCAGTATCATCAATCAAAGAAATCTGATAACTACCATCATTTTGATAAATTGACCCAGCAACAACCACAGGATTAGTGCGACCCAAAGGACGAAAAACTCCAGTAGTTTCAGCAATAGTTTCACTAATGCCATAATTAACTCGTACTCCACCAATGTTGTAAGTTGGATAATTAATTGGCTTAAACCACCATTTTTTGTCATTGGTCACAGATACACTACTTGAAGAACTCCAAGCCGAAGTAAAAGTACCTGAACTCGTTGTCCCAACCGAACGAACACGATAATAAACAGTTTTTCTTTGAGCCTCATAATCAGTAACAGAAGCAACATAACTAGCACTCGGAACAAGATTCGTACCCAATGTCACATCAGTCCATGTTGTTCCACCATCATCGGAACGCTGAAAATTAAACAACTGAGTTCCAGCCGAATAAATAGCACCAGTGGCACTCAAACTCACACTGTTAGTTGTTGAACTGTAGGAAGCGGTCAAAGTTGGAACAGTTGGTGTTGCTACATTCATAACTACAGCAGTTGAAGTTGTCCAATTTGAATAATAAATTGACCCAGCAATTTTTTTACCAGCCTTAACATAAAACTTGTAAGTTCCATTAGGCACCAACTCTAAAGAAGTAGCAAACAAATCAAAAGAAGCAACTTCACCAGAATCATAAAAAGCCGTAGAAGTAGCAGGATTAAAATCACCTGCACCGTATTGAGCCGAAGTAAAAACTTTCATCTGATAATACTCTTGAGCATCGCCATCAGAATCAGTATAAGTCCATGTAACTTGAGGATAAGAAGTAGCAGTAGTAGAAGGATTAGTAACCACAACTGTAGGTTGATTAGCCACAACAACATCAACATACAACTCAAGCAAACTAACAGCCGAAACAGTCCCCGTATTTTCGCCATACTCTGTACATTGAACAAATAATTTATCTAAACGGTCTTGATTCCAAGGCTGACCATCTGGAGCAAAAGTAAAATAGCCACCAGAAAAATTAGTTGCATTATCAAACTCACCACGAATACTTAAAGGTTGCGAATAATAAGACAAACCCGAAACTATGGTGCCAATTTGTAAATCATAACGACTTGAAGCCACTGGAGCCGTAGCCCTAGCACGAACCCGAACATAACGAACCAATTGAGCCGAACTCAATGTGGTTGATTCCATGTCAAAATTTATACGCTTAGTACCATTTGCAGTACCAGCCAATTTAATGACACCAGTTGTATCATCAGCAGGGCTATCATCAAGAACTGAATACAAATTGGTTACATTGCCATCCAATCTTTGAAAACCAGACGCACCAGCACCATCACCATTAGGTCGCAAAACTACAGTAGACATAATTATTTAGCCTTAGCCTTACCCTGACGCACAGCCTCAGCCAACGCTGTCTTAATAGCCTTTGTCATTTCTTTTGTCATCTCTGCCCTTGTAGTTGCATCAACATTAGCCCCAAAACTGAACTGGAAAGCACCATTTTGGAAAGTTTGAACCGTGGTAGCCTGAACACCCTTAGCCTCAGCAACACCCATACCGAACTGAGATTTAGCCGCAATGTCACCAACTGCAAAAGAAGCAGTATCAATAGCAGTCTGCAAAGTATTAACTTGGTCAACCCCACCCTTACCAGCATTGATAAGAGCCTTAGCCATTTTGCCACCAGCATCAGGACCTGCACTAATTAATTCTTGCAAATAAGCAGGATTCAACTTCATGCTCCTGAGTTTTTTCAAATCGTTACCAAACTCAGTAATGCGAGCAAACCTTTGCGAAAGATTAGCAATAATCATTTCCGAACTCACAGGCGTATCCGCAGTAGCATCAAGGGACATCAAACTGCCATAAGAATTCATGTTAGAACGCACTTCGTTAGCAAAATCTAGAACTTTTTGTGCCCGTTCTTTCATACTATCTAAAACAGTTTGACTTACATCTTTGGCAATTTTTTTAGCGTCAGCACCAATCTTTTTCAAATCCTGAAGCATTTTTTGATTAGCAGTAACAATAGGATTTGTACCTGTGTCTTTTTCTTTTTCTTTGCCTGAACCAAACAAATCTTTAGACAACTCGCCAAACTTTTTAGCAGTATCTTTCAACATAGTAAAGAAATCATCATTAGCATGAGCCAAAACAGTGACACTAGCACTGGTGAGCCAAGACCCAGCCTTTAACATGCCATCAGAAATTGTGTCAACAACAGTGTTAACAATGCCTTCAACTTTTCCAGCAAACTCGGTGGCTTGTCCACCCCATTTAACTAATTGATTTCCAGCAACACCAAAAGCCTTACCCAAAAATTCGGCAACTTTTTCACCAATAGGTGTATTACCAACTGCTCTGACTTTAGTTGCCCAAGATTCTAAAGTGTCAGCAAATCCAAGCATTTGAGTGCCAACTTTATACTGCCATTTTTGAGTATTGTCACCCAATTTAGCCGTAGAATCATCAATTTCTTCTTGTGCAACAATAATTCCTTTTGCCCAATTAACGACACCAGCAACAATGCTTTTTCCAAGATTGAAAACAGCAGTGGCAATGCCTTTAAAAATTTTAAACATGACAGTGGCAAGATTCTTTGTAATTTGCAATAGCCCATTAGAAACTTGAGTATAAGATTCGCCAAAAGATTGCATACCAGTCAACCATTTACCTAAACCACGCAAAATAACTGCAACGCCCTCAAGAATCGCCGCAATGACAGCAGTGTAAATTTTCAAAACGCCGTTAATGTATGTGGCAATTGCTTTATACAAAACACCATGGGCTTTAATGTTGTCCGACATTGCAATTAAAAATCTGCCAAGCATAGTCAAAATAAAACCAATAACAGTAAGCAGTGTTTTACCAATAGCAGTCCACATTTGACGAACAAATTTACCAAAACCGCTACTTGAACTAATTAAATTGCCGTAAGCAGTTAAAAACATGCCCAAGTATTTCAAAATGTTGCCAACAACCAAAACAACAACTCTCATAACTGCATTAAAGGCTTTGCCAACTTGATTGGCAAATGTCGTGGAATGCGTATACGCATAAATAAAAGCACCAACCAAAGCAACAATTACTGCTGTAGAAAGCAAAATTTGAACATTAACGCCAGCCAACATTTTTTTAACAAACTAAGTAGCCTTACCCAACAACTCGGTAGCCTTAGTCATACCTTGAGTTCGGAGCATGTAAATAGCCAAAATAGCGACAATTGCGTAAACAACAATTCGATGTTTATCCAGCCATTCAACTCCAACAGCAACCCATTTAGCCATTTCTTTAAGCCCCTGAGCAACAAGATGCAAAACACCATTCAAAACTTTTGCGAAGAAGGCCGCTATGTCTTTACCAATTTTAAGTAAAGGAGCCAAACCCTTGACAATACTCATTAACGCTTTTTGAATTTCTGGACTTGTCAAAATCATGCCAACTAAAGCACCCAAAACAGGATTTAGATTTCCAAGAAAATCACCAATAATAGGCAAATCGCCTAAGAAAGTATTTCCAGCCTTAATAGCCAAAAATCCTGTTACAGCCGTAATTAAAGGCATCAACATTGCAAATTTTTGAGCAAGTTCCTGAGTGTGCGTATTCAAGTCTGCAACACCTTCAGCAGACTCACGCCACTTTTTACTCATGTCATAAAGTTCTTGTTTTTTCTTAAAAAACTCACCAACTTTTTTAATAATGTCAGTCAATGGTTTTGTTATGTAACTAAAAGTACGCCCAATAGCCTCAAAAATGTAATTAAATGCCCCACCTTCACGCACCAATTTACTAAATGCTTTAGTGGCATCGTAAGCACTAAGAATTAATGGACCAAAGGCTTTAGTTAAACCTTGACCAACTGATTCATAAATGTCATCAAAAATACGAGGGAACGAACGCAAAACTTTAGCAGGTTCTTCCATAGCCTTTTCGTAAACGCCAGCAACTTTGGCACCCTCAGCAATAATCATGTTAGTAATCGCCGCTTTTTTATCCATTTCAGTCATGGACTTAACGGTCATGTGGTTAGCCATTGCGTACTCGTTAAACGCTTCACCAGCAGATTTAGTAATACCAACAGAACGAAGCATTTGAGTATCTTGGTTCATAATGGCGTAAGTCAAACGAGTAGCAGTTTCCGTTGAGTTTGATTGCGAGATAACAGCCAAATCCTGTGCAACACGGGAAACTTCTTGAGCCTTAGCAACATCAAGATTTGCTTTTGCATACAACAAAATCATTTCTTGGGCCGCATGCATTTCGATACCATTGTCACGAACTGCAATGGTCGCTTCTTTAAGTTTTGTGTAACCTAAACCAGTTGAACGACCAACTGCTTGCATCGCAATGTCAAGTTCGTTAACACGGGCGGCCGCTTCAAAAGATTTCATGCCAAAATGAATTAAAGCACCACCAGCGACACCAGCAACAACACCAAGAGTGGCAAGACCTTTTTGAATCATTTGGGAACGCATCTGCATGCCTTCCATGCTTGCAGTCATCCCATTGATTTGCTCAGTACCACCAGCAACAACCTGTTGCATACGCTGGGCAGAATCCGCGGCCATTTGCATGCCACGAACAAAATTTGCGGAGTCAGCAGAAATCCTTGCAATCACATCAGTGACGATGGATTCAGACATTTCAACTCCTTACAGTTAATCTTTAGATTCTTCGGCTTCCAATGCGTACAAAGCCTCCCATTGCATTAACTCGTAACCAGAAATCGGGGGTTGGCTGGGACTGCCGTAAAGCAGTTCCCCAACCGTTTTCCCCAACTCCCGTGCCAGAGTGAAAACGAATCTACGATTCGGATACAGCAGGAAATTGTTTACCTGCTTGTTCGACCTCATCATTCGTGAGTCCACCAACCTGCATTGCTTCCTGAGCCAAACGGTCAAGAGCAGTAGCAGATTTAGCCAGCAACAAGTCTTTGTCCTCTGGAGTAAAAATCTGTTCCCCTGTTTCAGGGTCAAAGCATGATGCAATAACCATTGCTGGGTACATAATTCTCAAGTCAACTGCTCCCGTAGTTGGGTTGACAGCGTTCTCAAGGATTGTGGTACGGTCAGCACCAGTCATTCCACGAACTTCAACATCAATGCCCCATTCAGGGACACTAACAATTTTTTTCAAGATGTCATCTGTTGCCAGAATTTTGTCACGAAGGGACATTTTTACTCCTAGGGTTTGGGGCACTAAGCCACGATTGTTTTATTTAGTTATGATGTTGCACGGGTTATGGTGCCCGTAACTTGTAGTTCTAGCGAAGATGCTACTACATCGCCAACGCCAGCCTTGACTTCATAAGACTTAATTACAGCAGTTCCTGACCAAACTGGATTTGTTGCACTGGTGGCACCACTGTTAGCCTTGTAAGTCCATGACAAGTAATCTTGAGTTCCACCTGTAAGAGCAGAAATAACTGTCTGAATGTAGCCATCAACTGTTGAATCGTACTTCATTGACACAGAAATGCTTGCATCTTGTAAACCTGTAATGTAAGCCTTTGCTGAGTTACCAAGTGCGGTTACTTCACCCAAATCAAGTGAGCGTGAAAAGCCGACATCCTGAATAACATTAGAAATGTCGCGTACTGTTGTTGTATTGCTTGTGCCGTCAGTAATAGTGAATACTGCGGATTTACCGTGACGAAAAGTTGGCATGTTATCTCCTTGAAAAAGCCATCGAATAGGTGAGGCTACCAGTGCCCGATGCACTGGTAACTAATGCACGAACATAACGGTTAACAGTTGTTGAAGATGCTGTTAAACGCTCTGCCGTAGCGATTCCTGCAAGTTGTCCAGCAAAAGTATCCAGCAAAACCCATGTACTTCCATCGGTTGAATGCTGAATAACAATAGTTGGTCTTACAGTTAGTGTGTTTGCAGTCACATGCAAATGTGCTACATAACCTCTTGTAGTGGCACCAAGGGTTGCACCATTATCTAAAGTTGTACCGTTATTTGCACCAGAACCACCTGCAACAGTTGTGGCACCCTGAAGGACAATACCAGCCTCAAGCCCACCATCTGCTTGCAATTCAACAGAAATAGAAACTACATCAGCAACTGCTGATTTAATTTCGTAACTTTTTATAACGGTAGAAGCAAGTAAAGAACGAGTTCCTTGTGTCAAACCTTCTTGGCACACGGTAACAATACGATTGTCGTCAGTAGCAACACTGCCACCTGTTGAAGATGCTGTAGCAACTGTCGCTGTGGTAGTTAAACTAAAACTGGTTGTTGTTGGTGCTGGTGACACGGCAACTACGCCAGAAACATTGTGAGTTGCTTGAGAGGTATTGCTTACCGTAACTCGTTGACCAGCAATAAAAGCCCGTTCCATGGTCGGGACAACAAAAGCAATCGTGACAGTTCCATTACTGGTACCTGAAGTGATGTTGCTTGCATTATCGCCAACTAAAGCACTATTAAGAACTGGGTCATTTTCGGAACCTTCAAACAATCCACTTAAAGAAACACCAGCATCTTCAATACCTGTAATGTAAGTTTTTGCGTCATTACCAAAAGTTGTGGTTTCGTTAGTGTCAAGTGCATTAGAAACACCAACAGAGTTCATGTACTGAGAAAGATTATTTGCATCAAACAAAATAGCCGTTTTACGACCATGGCGGAAAGTTGGCATTATTCTGATACCTCTTCATCAATAACGGGTTCATCAATAATGGTTTCTTCTGTAACTTCAGGAATTTCAACTGCTACAGGCTTTTTAGAAGATTTTGAATCGTCAGCAAGTTCAATGTGACCATCTTCCAACAACCATTTAATTGATTTTGTTGGCAAATCATCAACAATGTCACCAGCGTAAACATGATTGTTGGGTGGATAACTAATTAAACCGTTAAGTATCCGATACTTAGGCATTTCCAGTCCCGTCTAATAGGCAAGGCGAAATCCCTGCCATAAGACCACCAAGGGCACGGTAACGGCTGGGGACACCTTGGTCACTTCGTTACCACACAGCATACATTTTTGGCGTGACACGCCGACATGAAACACGCCGAAATAAAAACACCGAGTCGTTCCGAAAGCAAGAACAGAACGACTCGGCGTTTGTGTTAAGGAAGGACGAGTTCTCTCAACAAGGCAGTAGCCTGATAAGAATCTTAACTCAATCCGTGTTGTGGGTCAATTTACAAAGCCCATTCGATTTCTTTTAGGGCTTCTTTTTCAGCCTTGGTCAACTTTGGCTTAACCTCTGAGCATCGGGTCAACAAGGTTGAGTTAGCATCTTTGTAGGTATCAAATCCCTTAACAGTTCCCTTCAAGTTGACCGTGCTACCAATTTCAGCATCAAAGCCACCAGTTGAGAACCATTTGAATCGGGCACCCTCGGCAACAAAAGTGAAAATCTGAACCCAACCGTAGGCACCGTCAAAGCCGTGAACATCAACAACCTTGGCTTGGTTCAACACCACCTTGGTTCCAACTTCAGCGAACTGAGTTTGGATGGTGACTTCGCCTTCGATTTCCAAACGCTTCTCGGCTTCAGCCTTCGCTTTGATGGCTTCCAACTCAACCTTTTTCAAAACTGGAATGATTGAAATAAGCAAACCAACCAATGATGGAAACGCGAACTCGCTTTCCAAGGCAACCTTCAAGTTGTCGTAGTAACTACCTGATTTGTCGGCTACGAACTTGCGACCCTCAACAATCAACGCTTCTGCTTGAGCCTTGTATTTGCCAGAATCAATTGACCGACCAGCAAAAGTGAAAGGCGAAGGGTATTGTGGGGACTTGGCTTCTTCTCTACAAATCAACTCAAAGTTCAAAACCTTATCTTTGGTAGCACCCAACTTGCTGGATGGAATGTAGCCACCGTCAATTTCAGCGATGATTGCCAACGCGGTTTCCAAAACCGAAACGCTGGTTTGTGGACGCTCGTAATCACTACCGTAACCACGGAATGATTCTTCCAAATCTTTTTCCGAGTCAATGAAGGTTGGGCTGAAAACCCAGCCTAAGAAGTCTTTGGTACAAGTGGAGCCAACAACCTTGCGTTCACCTTCCGCGTTTTCAACTACGATTTGGTAGTTACGCTTACGGTTGGTTCCACAGTGGTCACATGCGTTTTGCTTGACCAAGGAACGGTCAATTTCGGCACCTTCATAGTTTGGTGAAGATTTGGTGATGAACAACTCGGATTCTGGCACCCATTCGATGACACCAACAAAAGTCCAGCCACCAATCTCATAAGGGGTGCCAGACACGACAATTTCGTAATAAACGGCTTCGTTTTCAGGGTTAACTTTTTTGACAAGTTCAACTGAATAACCGCCGTTTAAGCCTTTTTTGTTTGCTCGTTTTACTAACTTTTGAGCCTTTTCAAGTGATGCTTGGGCTGATAACGGGTCAACCACCCAACTGTAAGATTCCATTTGTCCTCCTCGTCCCTACACTTTAAGTATAACACACTTTGAGTTTAGTTCCAACTTAGCGATAACCAGCGTCATGAAGTGCTTTGAAAATTAATGCCACATCTTTTTGGGCTTTTTCATAACGGGCTGGTTCTGTAACTGGGTCGAAAACATAAGCCTCATACGCTTGAAGTATTGAATCTAGTTTTGCTATTTGTTCTGCACTGAACTCAACCGTGATTGTGGTGCCAATTTGGATTCCCATAAGTGTCCTTTCTCGTCCTGACACTTTCAGTGTATCACACTTCTGGTTTAGTTTTATCCATTTCGCGTTCAGCCCGTTCCTCACGAACCATAGCAAGGGTCAAAAAATACCCAATCCCATCAATAATGGTGTCAGGTTTCGACTTGTGAACCTCACGGGCAATCTTCACACCAATCATGCACAAAGCAACCTGTTCAGCACTCACAGGAACACCCAAAATGGACTCCCAAATTAAACCAGCACGGGAAAAATCGTCCAACGGATGCCCGTACTCATTGTTTCTATCGCCACTCACTAAACTCGCCGCATAGGACGCAATGTCAGCAGGATGTTGCATCACAAAATCTCCAAATCCGCTACTCGTTTATCGGGATACACAGCAAAAGTAAGAATACCAGCCTGAGAATGCTCACCAGACACCAACCGCCACCACTCAGAACCCGAATCCAACGCAGGGGCTTGCAACCACATGCACCCACCCCAATCAGCCTGACGCAAATGATGGTAATGACCCGTGACAAGAATGTCAGAATTGCCAATGTTGTGTTTACCACCAGCCATTTTGTTGAACCAGCCATGCAACTTGGCTTCAGCCGTGCCACCAGAACGAGCGACATGTCCATGAGTTAAACCAAGAATCCAACCAGCAATCTCAACAGTGATAGTCAAATGGTCTTTAGGCATAACGAACTCAACATGTCCATAAGCCTCTTTATTTGACGCAAGAATTTCAGCAACTTGCTCCACAACAGCCAAATCATCATTGTCGCCAAAAGTGGTGTAAGCCTTACCCGAACCGCCACGATTTTCCCCATGATTACCACCAACAGCAACCACAACAACTTTGTCAAAAATTTTTGACCATCTAATAATGGAATCACGCAACAAACGGCGAGTTAATTTAACTTGGTCACGCCTATCCAACTCAACACCAAAAGTTTGCATCGCATAAAACCCGACACAACCCTCAACGCTATCCCCAGGCCAGAGAATAAACAGAGTTCCAAGGGAGCGACCAATTTTACGCAATTCCCGAACTCGCGTTTCAACATCGTCAATACCCTTCAAAACTCTTTGAACAGTTCCGTTGGTGCCCTCTTTGCCAATTTGCCAATCAGCCAATACAACACAAAAAGCACCATCACCAACAGGAACTCTTTTAGACGGTTTATGTTTCTTAATTTCATCAACTAATTCGCTGACATCTAATTGCTCAGAACCCTGAACACGGCGAATAATTTTGGCTTTCCACTGCCTAAATAACTGAGGTCCATCAGCCGTAGCCCCATGCCAAGCGTTAAAAAGAACAGGTTCAACAACTTGGTATTCATCAGGATTCAACTCAAACACAGACAACACAGCAGACCACTCAGGAGGGTCAGTACCAGCAATAGCATCTGTGGTTACGGTTCCGCTATTACCGTCCCAGACTGCCCCTGAACGCCACTCAGCATCCTTTTTACGGGTCGGCTCCATCGTTTTACCAGCCTCAACTGGTTCCAACAATTGCTGAATGTCGTCATCTAAATTCACTTAGGACACCTGCACCCTGAACCGCTAGAAAAGCGTTTACGGTGACGCAAAATACTTTGATACGAAATGCTAAAACCGTGGCGTGACATCATTTCAGAAATTTTAGTAACTTGAACTGAAGGATTATCAAAAAGTGCAGACAACTTTTCGTAATGGTCATCAGAAACCCGTTCCAAAACCCAAGCAACTTTGCATTGTGAAGGGGGACGGTATTCCGAATTCATCAACTCATCAATGTCGTCATCAAGCGTTATTTTCGGCTTTACATCTTGAACATCGGATACTCCAAGGTCGGGTGACTTTGAGAGCGAGGATTCTGTTACATCGCCAACATCTTGGGAGTTCGTCTGTTTTCGTATTCCTGCCATAAGCGTCTGGTTTCCCTTCGGTCACTACGGTGCCTCCCATTGCAAATCGCAATCTAGACACAAGGACACTTTTGTTCCACCCATCATTTCAAAATTTTGAACTGAATTATGGGAACAAGCACCTTCGGGCGTGTCGCTATTTGCAACCTCGGTGGTGTTTTCAACCACGGAACTCACCAAAGCAAGCCTAATTGCTTGCAACTGCATAATCGCCGAATCTATGGACTTAATACAAGCCAACTCTTTCGGGGTCATGACTGAATAATACACCTAAAATTGGCACTAACATGGGGACGGTCATTCGTGTCATCACCCATAGGCAACACAGAGCCTACAGGAGCAATCCTAAGCACCGTAACTCCAGACAAAGTGGTATTGGCTACCTGAGCCAATAAAAGACGAATGGACTGTGCTGTATCCCTCGCAGTAGGGTAATCCTCAATCCCAGCCCTAACAATGACCTGAATAGCAGGATTGTCCAACAAAACAGTTCCCATAGTGAAATCAGGCGAACCACCCTCATTCTCATAAACACCAATACACACATCAGGTTTATTAGGCATCTTGCCCAAAAAAATGTTTGTACCCAAAGTCCCGTAACCCTGAGCAACCAAATAATCGCCAACAGCCTCAAGAATCGTACTCATTATCTAGCCCACAATCTACGCAACATGTCATTCATACGAAGAGCAATGTTTTTCTGCAAAAACTTAGAACGCTCACTAACAGGACGCTCCAAATACTTACGCTGAGTTGGCTCCGTATGCTCAGAAAACGATTCATGAACCCACATCGCATAACTGGCCGCAGGTCCACCATAACCAATGTCCTGATAACTTACAGCACCAGAACGCTTAACTGGTGTGACATACCCAGAACCCTTCAAAACACCCGTAGCAACAGGAACCAAAAACTGTGAACGAGCAAAAATTACAGCCGACTCTTCAGCCAAAGCCATCTCAAAAATGTCCGTCAAATAAGGAGGGGAATTTTTAAGAGCAAACTTCAACTCATCCAACCCATCCCATTCAATACCGACCCTAGCCACAACTACCGTCCAAACCTGATAACCGCATGATGATACACAGCAGTTTCATCCGAAATAACCGACACAGAAACAATCGGAGGAGTTGAACCATCAGGCAACAACAACTTAGAATCCACACTCACCGTAGACACATCATCAGCCGTAATAATGCGACCAGAAGCCAACACATCACGCCCATCGTTATCTTTATTCAACTGCGTATCGTAAACAAGACGGCACTTAAACTTTTTACCAGAACCCTTAGAACGCTTACCGTAAGCATCCGTAGTTGTATAAGGGTAAATAGTTACAGAATCAACCATTAACTCAACAAGTTCAGCATCAATAGCCATTAGAACGACCTGTTATCAGTCATGCCCTCAAAGAAATCAGTCCTACGAGGTGAACTAAAATCACGGTCAGAAGTGGCAAGCAAATTATTACGAGCAACAACAGGGGTAGCAGGAAACAACCTAGCCCTTTGTTCAGCCAACTCATCAGACAATTTAATGTATTCATCAGCCTTAGCAGAAAATGATTTAGAAATTGTTAAATCGCCAACTGTTCGACTGATGTGGTCAGCCTGACGAGTAAATTTAGCCGCTATACGCTCCGCACAAGCCCTACCAGCCTCATACACATTGCCCCAAGTACTCAGCATGTAAGCGTATTCTTCGTCCGACAGAAGCACATCAGTGCTATCAGTATCCCAAAGCAAAAAACGAATCAAATCCAAATCAGAATTTGCTGGGTCGCCAGTATAAGTAAAAGACATAAAGACTCCTTAAAGTAAAAGAGCGACCCTTTCAGGTCGCTACTTCTACTCTACATCTGTAGTAGGTTTAGCAACTTTTTTTGTTGCCGTAGTTTTTTTAGGCTCTTCAGCCTTGGTTTCTTGAGGTTCATTCTGCCCCTGTTTGACGAGGAAGGAACTCAAGTACCTAGTAGCCACTAATTTGTGAACATGTTTCCATGTTGACACCTCAACGATGTCTCCACTTTGGTAACGAGTTCCGTTCCCGTCAAACGGACGCAGTACCTCGCGGTACTGCTTAGTCATGTTATGCAACCACCGAAGCGAGGTAAACGCCTAGGTCAGTGCCGATAATCTTGTTATCGAACGCCATTTCAGCCTCAACACGGGTAGCCTTGATGCTTTCCATACGGAACTGTGAAGTACCGATGCTCTGACCAAGACCGCCTGAAACACCATTCCAAGCGAAGGTGTAACCAGCAGAAGGAGTCAAGAGGCCTGGGTTTGGAGCAACATGGCAAAGAAGAGCAGACTTACCAACATTAAACGCATAGGCACCAGTAGCACCTTCGTTGTTGGTTGCCTTTACTGACTTAGCAACAAGAACACGGTCAACACCGAACATACGAGCAATCATGTCTTCGGTAATAACATTTGAAGAGGTGTACTTGATACGGTCAACCAAATCAGGGTGATTCTTTAACTTACGGAATACCGAGTAACCAAGGACAAGGGTATTAGCCTCAAAACCTGTGGTTGAAAGAATGGTTTCTTTTGCAAGTTCAATGTCTTCCAATGGGTCAGAGTTAGCAAAATCGCTCCACTGCTTAAATTCATTGGTAGACGGTGTACCAGAAACACCAGTTAGGTCGGTACCCCAAACACCAGTCTTAATGAAGTCAGAAACAAACTGAATTTCCTTACGAAGAAGCATACGGTTTGTTACGAACTCGGCCGCTTCACGAAGCGGTGACAAAGGTGCATCAGAGTTAGCAATTGTCTGGTCGCCAACATCCTTGTGGAATGCAAATACTTCTGCACTGTAAGTATCAGTGTTAAGGCTGTAGCCCGAACCTGCTGACTCAGTAGCATCTGCACGGCGTTGTGCCTCATCGCGGAACCAATCGTTCTTGGTGTAGGTGAAGAACTTGTTGCTCTTCTTATCTACAGGAACAACAGGGAAAACCTTGTCGGCAATGTAGTTCTCAGCCTTCTGCATGTAAGCAACTGAGATGTTTGTTAGGATAGCGTCAATGTGTACGCTATTAATTGATGGCTGTGGCATTAGTTAACTCCTCTTAGTTAGCCCGTGTAGCGTTGGCACAATTGACAACGGCTGTAACAACATTTCCGTCTGCTCCAGAAGCAGAAATCAATGAACCGACAACATACTTTGTGGTATCAGCAGTAGTTAGAGCAACTGCCTTACCTGTAGCACCAGTACCAATTGCACTAGGTAGAGAAATTGAAGCACCAGCAACAATTTTGGTTCCACCAACAATTAGAACTTCTGCTTCTTGACCTGAAAGTGGAGCATTCTGAAGAACGCCAACAGGTACATCTGTCGCGGCCGCAATAGCAATTGCCTGACCACTGGAGTTCAACTTAACAAAGTTGTACTGTAAAGCGGAAAGGTCTGCACCTGCAACAAGTGTTATCTTTACGCTGTAATTACTGAATTCGTATGCCATGGTTAATTAAGCACCTTTCTCGTTTTGGTATTGTGCGTACAATGACGGTTCGGCTGATGCAATTTCAGCAAAAGCCTGTTCAAATGTGTTTGCTTCACCAGCAGAAACCATGGACTTAGCCATTGATTCCATCTGAGAGAAAGCGTTTCCCGTATTGGCTGAAGTGCGACCAATTTCGGCAAAAATGTTTGCTGATTCAGCCTGAGCATTAACGCTCTCAAGGACTGCTTCAACAGATTTTGCAAGAACTTCATTGGTTTCTGCCAACTGACGAAGGGCAGGTCCAACATTTTCTGCATCTAGTGAAAGGTGTGACCATGAACGAGCCTTAGCAACTGCTTCTGCATCTGCACGGGCATCACGCTCTGATTTCAAAACGGCTTCAACTTCTTCAGCCTTAGCAACTGCTTCTTCCGCTTGCTTACGCAAAACTTCAAAAGCCTTCTGCACAGGCTCTGGGGCTGATTTGATTACTTCTTCATCGGTTTCATCAGCAGGAGCCTCAACTTCTGCGTCAACCTCTGTTGCTTCCTCAAGTTCAGCAATTCTTTCTTCTGCCTTTTGAAGCAAGTTCATTGCTTCTTCAAGACGGGTTTCAATGGTTTCCGACATTGATTCCTCCTGTTTGATAACGGATGATTCAAGGAGTTCGTTAACAGATTCCGTATTAGCAGACTTCATAACCAACCAACCATCATGCAAATGTGCAGGACGGTCAACGCCACTGGTTTCCTCAATGTCGAGATTAACCATTTTGCGAGTTGTTGTACGAGCCATAACATCCTCTGTTCTGAACATGCAGAATTAACTGCAAATCTTGACTTGCTCAAAATTAACACAAATCAATTACATTGAGGGTTCGACTTTGGGCGTGTCGGATTTAACGACCCTGATAAAAACCAGTCGTGGTACCAGTTGGGTCAACTTTGGTTGCACCCGTGACTACTTTTTTGGTTGCACCATTACCGATACGCAAATTTAAAGTGGTTTGATTAGTTACACCAGTAACAATGGCATGATACACACGACCAGATTCACGATAACGAACTGAAGTGCCGACCTTAAAAATTTGCATTACATCCCCAAACTTGAACGAAGTTGCCAATCCCACTTTTTGTGCATGTCAATGCGTTCAGCAAGAAAATTAGCCACACCCTGCTCATTAGACGAGTTTGCAGAAGTGAAAGCCATGTTTAATGTGTTAATCAGTTGAAGGTTTGCCTTCTGCAAATCTGATGCCATAGAACGGGGGTCATCAGCAGAACCAATAGTGGTTTCTGGCAAAGTTCGGTAAGCAATAAAATCAGACAACTTAAATGGGGCATCCACGCCAAGTTTTAACATGTTTTCAGCAAGAGGGTCAATTGAACTGTAAACATCTTCGTAAATGGATTCAAAAAGTTCATGATACTGAGCAAAATCAGAACCCTTAACATTCCAATGAAACCCATGGGCACGATTGTAAAAAGTTACAACATCAGACAAAGTGGTACGCAAAAGTGACGCAACATCAGCCACAGACTTATTTACAGAACCAAAAGGAACATAATCACTATCGCTAGTCAGAAACATCTTTGTCAGTCACCTTTACATCTTTTTTGGGCTTCTTTTTCTGCCCACCCATAACAGTATCCACATGAACAGTGTTCACTGTAGGACCCGACACGGTAGATGAACCATCTTCTTTAGCAACTGGTAAATCAACTTCAAGACGCTGGGCACGACCACCAATGGAATAACCCAACAACTTGCCAGCCTTCACCATTTCCCAAGCCCAAGGTTCCCAAACAACACCAAGGAAAACAGTGTCCTTTGGGAAAGTAACATCTTCCATAGAACCATCAGACTTTTGCATAGGAACTGAAACTTCGTAAGGCCAAGCCATGACTTCAACCCATTCACCAGCCACAACATCTTTATTGTGCTGTAAACGGATACGGCGGTCATCTTTACGAACATAATCCCAAACCGATTTTTGCAACTCTTCAGAACTTGTCCACTCACCATGAGCATCAACACGGTCAGGAACATACATTGGACCTAGGGTGTATCGGTCTTCACTAACAGCCTTGGAAACCAAAGACATTTTTTCAACTGATTCTGTGTCTGCATACTTATCTAAAAATCCTTTACCGTAAAGCATGTCAAGGTCATAATCAGCATTATCCCATTCCGCAGGAATCGCCATAACAATGTTTGAATTTTTTAGATTTTGATAGATGGATTCTAAACTTTTCCACGCTTCACTAGATTCAGCATCAGTAACATAAATACTGTCATTTTCTGTTACGCCAGCCTGAACATCTTGCGACATCAGTTCAAGAATACGACTATCCATTATTTATTCCCTTTCTGAAATTGAACATACCGAGCATCCAAATCTTGAACAGTTGTTTTATCACTTGCTTTGTTAATAAATGTTTTCCACAAAGAACTATTAACAATGTTTATTCTACCACCACGGGAAGCAGTTGCAATTAGTTCAGCAGGGGCACCCTCAACGCGAGTATCATGATTAGTATCAAACAGCACAAAATTATCAAACTGACTAGCCATTTGAGGAATAATTGCTGAAACCGATTTGTGATTATTTAAGAAATTAGGGGCAGGAACAAGACCACGATTAGGGTCTTCTACAGACCTTTGCATGTTTTGTTTCCAAGCCAAATCAATACTTGCACTTACATAACAACCATTAACTTTGTAACCAGCATCACGGGCTTGAGTAATTTTTTTATTTAAACTACTTGCACTTGAATTACCAGTACCATCCAAGAAAACATCTTTACCAGCCTTAATAGCGGCCGCTTGAATTGCTTTACCAATAATTGAAGATTCTTCATGTGTCCAACCAGCCACATCTGCTTTTCTGCCAGCATCCAAATAAACTTTAAAATCTGGTAATTTTGCTTTAATTTCGTCAGCATCAATTTTTACAGCCATGCCTTCAGGAGGCAAAGGAACTCCAGCATCTTTAGCCAATTTAACTGTTTGAGGTTTTTTCTGAACGGTTCCTTTACCAGAACCACCACCGCCACCCATCATAGTAAAAGTAGGGTCAGAAGATTTAGGAACTCCATCTAAAGCCTCTGCAATAAGTTTATCATGAAATTCTTTGCGTTCAGGAGTTAACTCCCAACCACCACGACCATCGCTCATCAAATAATGCCACAAACCAGAACTTGAAGCAGTAATAGTTTCGCCACCAACTTCAATTGATTGCGGTTTACTTAAAACTTCAGGACGGTCACTTCCATAACCCCAGTCGTGGGTTGATAAATTGCCCTTAGCCCAAGAGCCGTGACTGGACTGGTCGTGTTGACCAGAAAGATGTTTCATCAAAGGAATCCCATTTACCCAAGGAAGTGGGTCAACCAAAAGACGGCGGAACTGACGCTTATTTCCATTCAAGCCATCAAAAAAACCTGCATCAGTAATAATGGCTTCAGAAACATGCACATTAAATAATTCATCAGTGCTTGTTTTGAACTTAGTTAATGTTGCATGCAAATCGTTATGGCGAGCCAAAACTTCTGGCAATTTTTGAGCATCAGGATTAGTGCGTATTAACTCAGCACCAGCGTCATAACCTTCATTGTAATTCAAACGCATAGTGCGTTTATTCATAAACAAACCAATTTTGTTCAAATCAGATGCACTAACAGAAGAGGTAGTATGTGACCAAAGACCATGACTTCTCTGGTCATGCTGACCCTGAAGATGCTTGGACATTCCATTTAAAAGGTTTTCAGGAATAATCCAAAACTTACACAAAGCCATGTGGTCAATCTGACCCTCAACGATTTCACAACCGCCACCGCCTTGAAAAAAGACGCAATTAGCACACATCAAACCTTCGTCAACAAACGGGTTTTCTTCCATGTAATGTGCCCCGTTAGCATCCGAACTCTGGTTAAATTTGCCAACAGTTTCCGTTAAAGATTCCAAAAACTCATACACAGCAGATTGAGTAGGGTTCAATCTATCTTCAGGTTCACCATCTTTTTTGAAAGTATCAAACTTTAAGGTGTAACCATCAACAGTCAAAATAGTGGTTTTAGAAACAGATTCAGGATAACCCAACTCAACATTGACCGTATCAACCACATCAGAAGGAATGCCATCAAACGCCTTATTAACAGGCACATCATTTTCAACACCAATTTCAATAACGGCACGATTCCACTCATCGCCATTATGTCCATGGTCTAAACCACGAACCAGCAACTCGGTTGTGACAAGGTGATGGGCTTGAACTTTTACAGGGTCAGAAACATCAGCATGCAAAGACTTATGCAATGCCTCCAAATTAGCATTACTTAAATTTGTTAAATCAAATGACATTTGAACTCCTCCCCGACAGAATAGCAAACAAAATTAACTATTCTGGTTTTCTCGGCTCAGGCAATTCTTCAAGTTTTATTCGCTCAGGAATGCAATCAGGGTCAATAGGGTCAATGTTAGAAACGATTAAATAATTATCCATTTAAAACACCTTCTTGAACATAAAAATTACGCAAACTAGCACCCAACTCTGCACCCCAATAATGGTCAGCAAGCGTTACAAGATTTTGGGCAAACTCAACACCGTGGGACGCATGAGGAGTATCCTCACTAATAGCCGTGGCATAGTGAGCAATCTCATGCAAAATAGTGTTTTCACTAAAAGTATAATGCGTATCTAACTTAAACTCGCTTGAAGTTTTTTCAATGCCAGTAATGCGGCTAACAATCACACCATAAGAATACGACCCAGCCAAAGTCATTGAATTACTTAATTTAATTTCCAACTTACTTCTTAACTGTTTTCCGTCACCAAAATTTTCAACAAACCAAGGGTCATAAATAACAGCATTAATGTATTTTTTAACTCCAGATAAAGTGCCATTCAAATTTTCTTTACCTAAATCCGAAACAACAAATTTATGTATTTCTCTAGCCCAAACAGTGTGGGCTTTTTTGTAATCTTTAAACGCTTTTACATAATCGTCCCGTGATTCAAAATCACTACTTTGTGGTGCTTGTGGTTGATTTTTTTCTAATTCATCGTAATGGTCTTTACCCATTACTTTTTCTTTTAACAAACTTTCAGCATAATAAAGTTTATTTTGCAATGGGTCATAAGTATTTTTTCGTAACTCCAGCATTTCCCTAGTAGTTAAACTGTGCCCACCTTTGACCGCATTTAAATGCGTACCTTGTGCCCAACTGCCATGGCTGGATTGGTCATGCTTGCCTTGCAAATGCTTTTCAACTCTGACACCATGCTTAACACCCAAATCTGGGTACACCACATCAAAAGTTACTTCATCTAAAATCATGAAAACACCCCATTGCCATCGGTTTTGTAAGTAAACAAATCCAAAACATTAGCCTGTTTGTCCAAGCCTTCATTGCGTAAAAGGTATTTCCAAGTTTCCAAAAACGGCAAATTGTGACCACCATGATTCACATTGCCCTCTGTCCAGTTGCCTTCAAGAATGTGAGAAATTTCATGCAACAAAACGAACTGGCTAACACCCGAAGGTTTGTAAATTAATACAGGAATGTTCCCACCATGCAAAACATGACCTTCTGGAGCATCGCCACGGGTAACTCCAGCCTCAATACCATCAACCAAGTATTGATTTGCTTCGTCAGGATACAATTTCCAAACCCTGTCACCGTAACCGTATTTAGCAAAAACCCCGTCAACATAATTTGAAATTTCTTGACTATCAGTAAAAATTTTCCCTTGTCCAACTGATGCTAATGGTGCAGAATCTAAAGTTAACCCTGCCCCAAACTCAATTTGTTTATCATCAGGGGCACCCGTTGGAACAACATCGCTCCAATCTGTACTGGTTTTCCAAGGTATTGCTACACCACTCAAATTATTTGGTTTATGAATAACCCCGTTATTTTTAGCCCAATTACCATGTGAACTCTGGTCATGTTTGCCCTCAAGATGTTTAGTTACATCATCGTTTTCTTCATCTATTAAAGACAAAAACATTCTTTCTTTTAATCCACTCATCTTATGAAAACGCCCTCTTCTTCTGTATTGAAATTTTTAGACGCAACAACCAATGGGTCATAGGGCAACTGATTTTGAATCACTGTCACTTCATAAGAATTATTGCTAGTTTTTATAACTTTAGAAACTGTGTATGAACCAGAAGCAATGACTTCTTTGCCACTTAACACTTCTTCGCTTTTATTGCTTGTATGAGGAGTCAAAGGTATCCCACGCAACCCATCAATTTTTATCAAAATAGATGTTTCCGCTTTTCTACCATAGCGTTCTTGCGAAAAAGTTTTTGCCAATCCTTCATCAGGAGTCCAAGATGCAAGGTCTTCTTTAAATGTAGAACCAACAGTTGTCAATTTTTCAACATGCCCAGAATCAAATTGACTTAAAGATAAACCCCTATACATTGTTTCACTCAATGGTTTAGCATCTGCCAAGGCTAAAAGAATTTGTTTAGTTGAATCAAAAACTTCTTTATAATTTGGTTGCACCCTGCCATTTTCATCCATTTTTGGATAAAAATTATCTGCAACATCTGTTAATACCCTGTAAGCACCACGAATTTCATCAAGATAAGCAAATGGATACTTGTCTGTTCCACCTATCCAAGCATCAGCAAACTCATCAACCATTGGGATTTTGGAACCACCAGCCCACGAACCATGTGAACTTTGGTCATGTTGCCCTTGAAGGTGTTTAGTAAAAAAAGAACTAACAGGAACCTGAACAATTACTGAGGCTTCGGTAACTTCCCGTAAATCTTTTCCGCCCAATCCATAATTTCCTCGTCCGTCATCTGATTCAACGGTTTCGGGGATGAGGCTATGTTTATAATTTCCTTTTTCGACTGTTCCACCAGTACCTCCTGTTTGAATCTCGTCAAAGTTTACGACATCCCAAATACTAATTTGGTTACGCCTTCTACCCAACGAAACTGCTTGCTTCTTGCTAACAATTTTGTCTGTAACATCCAAATGAACTCGTTGCTGGTCTTTTGGTATCTCAACCGTTACACCATTAACCGTCTTAGATGTTTCATGCCACACACCAAGATAAGCCCTACCAGAACCCAACTCTGCCTTGTTCTTAATCAAAAACGCACCCAGAATCTTGGCTCCTTTTTTCTCGTTAAAGAAATCCGATGCCATGACAACAGTGCCAAACTTTTCACTATTCCTTGACACCATGTAGCCGTCAGGAGGTAGTGAGCCGTCTGTTAACTTGATTGATAATCCACCGTTTTCGGCTACTTGAGCCAGCACATCATGAACGACTTCTGGTGCAACTTCGGTGTTGAACCTGCGTCCGTGAGTTGACTGGTCGTGTTGACCTTGAAGATGTTTCTCAACCTCGGTTGATTTAATCTTACCTTTTAACACCGCAATGTCAAACGCCAACATCTTTTTCATAGAATCTTTTACATCAGCACCCAAAGCAATAGAGGAAATACCCACAGCCTTATTCCACGCCAAAACCACATCCAGCAACTGCTCCTGTGGCATGTCAACACGCAAAGCCTTTAATTTAATGTTTCTATGCTTAGGGGACAAACCAAGGAAAAGTCCAGCGGCCCAACGATGATGCCCATCAATCACAAAATCATCACTAGAAACAACAATAGGAGTATCGTCAACTCCTTCTTTTTTCATTTTCCGAAAAATTTTTCCAGATTTAGTAGCCGAAATTTCAGCCTGAATCGGATGCAAACCAAAAGGCGTAACATCAACCAAATCAACTCGGACACCACGGGCCTGCATAGCCTTAATAAAAGCCTCTTGAGTATCAGGAGGAATCTGAGGCATGTGGTCACGCATAATGCCCAAATTATCTTTAGTAAAATACTGCGTACCAAGGATTTCCAAATTAGTTAAATCAGGATTATCGGTACGGTCAGCCATAGCATCCAACCATGCAGGAGCGTCAATTGGGCTAACAATTCCTTCTTTTCCAGCCACAACATTGTCGTAAGCGGTTTGAATTGGATGAGGATAAGGATTGCCTTGGGCAGTATTTTTACGGTCAACTGCTTGCCCATGATGCCCAGCCCAGTTACCGTGAGTGGCTTGGTCGTGTTGCCCTTGAAGGTGTTTAGAAACTACAAGTGATAAACCTTGGGGTGAATCATAATAAAATTTATTTTTCATTGCTCAACTTCCATGTCTATGATACGACCACGAATGTTAGTTACTTTGAAAATAGAATCTCTAGGCAACAATAATTCTCTTTCAGACCATGTAAAACCATCATCGCCAACAAATTCAGACGGAAAAAGACACTGAGTTCCTTCTGGTAAATGCATTTGTAATACCATTCCGTCACCATAATCAGCCCCAGCAAAATCTTCACTTGCGGTTGTAGCACTTAAAGTTGTTGATGCATAACCTTTGTCTTCAAAAGAATCACCAATTTTTAAATTTTCAAAAAAATCAAGACCAGCACCTTTAACTCCACGATAGGCAATGACAGGTTTTTCTAATGGTGGAGCCTCATCAATTGCGGTGTCAAGACCATCAATAGCATCGTTAAAACTCAATGTTACAAAGTCACGAACAAAACCAGTACGCAACAATTTATTAATTTCGTAACCGTCTTCACTAAGATAAAGTTCAATTGCTGGCAAAAATTCAGGATGTGTTTTAGCAGAAAACCCGTTTTTAACTTGTTGTCGCAGGGTTCTATTCCATACTGCATCTCTTTTATCGTAATCTGTAGCAATTTCACTGTCGGCAGTTTCAGCCCAAGTTGCTAAATCATCAAATGCATCTTCAGCCCAGTTGCCATGGGTAGATTGGTCATGTTGACCAGCAAGATGTTTAATCAGGACAGCATCAGAAGACTCAACAAGCCCAATAAATTTAGCGAGCCGTGCAATGCGTGACACAAAACCTCCTCAACAACTAATCAAGAATACCCCAAAGGTAATACCTCAAAAGGGCAACTCGCTTAATTATCGGCAGGGTCAATGCTATAGAAAGGCAATTTCATAAGATTGTCCATAAGTTCAGGTGGATAAGCAGTAAGTTTTTTACCACCAACTGCTTCAGAACACATTTCATGAAAATCTAAAGATTGTTCAGAAGTGGGGTTTTCGGGATTAAAACTAGCAACATTTTTGTACTTTGAAACCCAAGCATCATAAACGGAACTCATGGTTGCCATTTTTGTATCTCTATTCATTATCAATTCCCTTACTTATGATTTGCCGAGGTGCAACATTTAACTTCTTTTTGTAATGGTATCTTTGATTTGATAAAATGCTTTTGCCAAGCCACATGGTCAAATCTTTTCCGCCCAACCCATTTGTTCCATCGCCGTAGCCAACCATTGCAATGTCATACGGAGTTGGGAAATCTGAAGCCAAAGAATCCCCATACAACCGAGTAATCATAGTTTGAATGTCGTCCCTAATTGGTTTATTTTCTGGCTCATCTGGAATAAGAGTTAAACGGTCAGTTAAGTTTTTTCTGACATCTCGCCAATCCTGCGGATGATTTCCCGACCAATCGTAGCCCATTTTTGCCCATGTATAAGCACCATTCCAAGCCGTATCTAAAGTAATAGCATTGAAACCGTGACTGATGTAATAGTTTTCGGATTGAGTAATAAAAACAGTTCCAAACCCAGTATTGTTATAATCAGAATCCCAAATGTTTAAAACATCATGTGAAACAACTCCAGTGGTCGTGTTAAGTGTTCTTTCAAATTCACCAATTTGGTCATCAAATTGATTGTAAACACCACCCTCTACATTAATAGTGCCCTCATCTAAATTAACTTCAACATCTAAAATCCTGCTTTTAATGGTTTCGTCTTGTCTTTTACCATTAATGTAATTGTAATCCATGTTATAAATTTCTTTAAGGGTTCGTTTTAATCCGCTTGCAAACTCGTCACCAGCATCTAATAAAATTCTTCCAGCGTTTCTTTGATAAAAATTATCTGTAAACTCTTCAATAAGTGACGAATCCCCTTGATGTTCAACAGCACGAACATCCAAATAATTTAATAACTGAAGTTTCCAATAAGCGTTATTTTTACCATCAACCCAATCCCTAGCCCTATCCCCAATTTCAACAGAAGCATCTGATAACTCTTTAATTCGATTCAACCACGACATGTTTGGGCCCTTATCTTTCATGCTCAAAATCATGCGTTGGCGTTCAGCACCCCATTGACCGTACTCACCTTCAGCAACAGGTCCGCCATCTGCCCAGTTACCGTGTGAACTTTGGTCATGTTGCCCTGCTAAATGTTTAACAAAACTTAACGGGGGAACAATAAACACCGATTTAGCAATAGGTTTATTTAAACCTTCACCAAAATCACAAATGTTTTCAATTGTGTAAACAGTATTGTCTTTATTGGTTTTGCTTTTTAACACTTCATTTTGACCGTATTCAGGTTGTCGGTCAAAAGCCCATTGACCTTCGTAAGCATAAAGATAAGTTGCTGGATTATCGCTTTTACCTTTACTCAAAAACCAATCAGAAAACGCTTCCGCAAAACCTTCATGAGAATTTTTTTGCCCATAAGTGCTTAAATCAAGTTTGCATCTTTGCCAAAGTGCATAAGTATTGGCTGTGTCAACATCATTGTTAGTTTGATTTATTCGCATTTGTTTAGCATGACCGTACTCATGAGCCAACCAGTATTGTCCTTTGTACTCAACATTTTGCATAGATGGCATAAAACTGTCTGTTGGTCTTTTGCTAAAATCTGGTTTATCAAAAAATTCAGTAGAAGCAACATAAATTAACGAACCTGACTTGTTGGCTACCGTATCCCAGCCACCACGATGCAACCCTGCTACTCCTACTGGAACTGGTTCACCGCTTGCTGTAGGAGCAGTCGCTAAAGCCTCATCACCAACAAAAATTCTAAGCACAGTATTTTTTGGCAAAGGAGCATGTTCAGCCAACTCATTTACTTGTAACAAAACAGCATTTACATACTTTTGAATTTCTGCATCATTTTCTTTTGATACTTTGAAATCCTGTAAAGATTTAAAATTTGCTGTAATTCTTACACCACGGATAGTGGACTCAAAAGTTAAATACTGCGATTTATCATCTGATGGTTTCCAACCAGCAACAGGTTCAAAACGATTACCCCATGCGTGGTCAGCCCAAGAACCGTGAGTTGACTGATTGTGCTGGCCTTGTAAATGTTTTTCAACAGATTTATCTAAGCCAAAAGTACAACTAATTTTTTGACCCGAAATCATTGGGGGACTCTGCAACATACTAAATCACTACTTCCATTTGTACTGCATACCCCAATTATGTTCTTTAGCCAAAGCCTTAACGATAGGAATCTCAGACTTACCATCGGTCATAAACCATTCAGCAAACGCTTCAGCATAACCCTCGCCAGTATCGGTTTTACCATACGGACTTAACTGGTCTTCGTGAGCCATCAACATCAAACCTGTAGTTTTTTCATCTTTGTAACCACTTCCCGACATTGTTCCGTCACCACCTTTATGAAATAGTGCATCATAATCAGTTGCGTGACCCCATTCGTGAGCCAAAAAGTATTCCATAGCAAAAAATTGTTTAGCCCCTGCCGAAGGCATCCAACTCTGGCGAGCAGTATCTTCATCAGCATAATGATTCATGTCTTCGGGGCGAACCGCAATAATAACTTGGTGAATAGCAGGTTTTTTCATTTCCCTAACAGTTCTGCCAACTGTTTCGTCAAATCTTGATACCATTCGTTCTGGCTCAGAAAAATTAATAGTCCAACCGCGTTCAAATTCGTTATCAAAAAGGGCACTATTACTAATAACAATTTTTACCTCAGACATAGGTGATAGCGGTGCAATTGTTTGCAAATCGTGAACTAAAGCCAACACATCCCGTTTTTGGTCTTCAGTAATGTTGTCCCTGTTATCAAAATAAGTTGCAAAAGTTGAACCGTTAATTTTTGATTCATGAACATCAGCGTTTTCCAGCACAAGGTCGTTTACGCCAAAAGCATGCCTAACACTCGTTTTTACTTTAGCCCAGTTACCGTGTGAACTTTGGTCATGTTGCCCTGCTAGGTGTTTGGTGAAAGCCTGAACAACTGTCCAATTGCCAACCTTTTGCCACTTATCAAATAAACCAATAGTGCTGGTTTTGCCATTGTTTTGGCGTAAATAGCCGTATGGATAACCGTCAGCGTCAACGGAATCAAAAATTAACTCGGCTCCGTCAGCCCTTACAGCGTAAACACTACCTTTGGTTAGTTCCATGATTAATACTCTACCACCCTAATTCCCTTGGGAACAAGGGGACTAATGTCATCAAAACTATCCGAAGGAATGTAAATAGCCTCAACATCGCTCAACTTAACACCATCATGGATTTGAGATTCAAAATAACTACCCTCATTAAGATACCCAATGTCATAAGTGTCATTATTCCAACCCTCATCCCTTGCCGTGCTGTACAAAATTCTGTCAGACGCTCGCCAAGCATCAAAAGGAGTAATTTCACTTTGAGTCATAGAAATAGGGACACAACCAGTTGACAACGAATCCCCAACCGACATTGTTGTACGAGTTTTAACATCATCTTTAAACACAACCCGAATACCACCATACTGTTCAGGTCCATCAATCAAAATGCTTTCATCAAAATCATTTTCAGCCACATAGCCATAAATAGGTCGTTTGGAAACAGGTTCCGACATAGGCATGCTTTGAGAACGCAACTCACCAGCCATACGACCAATTTTGCTGTAGGCACCATTGCTTTTTCCTGTTTCAAATTGTGTCTTAAACCTTGGGTCGTCACTTTTCAACAAATCAGTAAACGATTTTTCGTCCATTGCCTGACAAACTTTTCCATCTTTTTGCAAGGCTTTTAAATCATCGGCAATAAAACTTTGATAAAGCAACTCAGAAGCATCAAATTTGGCAAAAGTGGCTTGTTTAACAACTTCATCAGACACCCTACGAAGCAACGCTTCATACATCACAACAGGATAATCTTTGCCAGTTACAAAATTAGGATTAATAACTCCTTGAAAAGAGTTATTAAAAATTCCACCAGTTTTAAGAAAAACAGCATCGCGAGGATAAGCGTCTTTAACTTGCTGTTGTAACTGTTTTCCAAGAGCAGAACTAGCAAAAGCATCGCCATGAAGAATTTGAACTAATCTGTCTTCTGAACGACTACCACCATACTGACCTGAAGTGGTGTCTATTTTGTCAGCATAAGTTTTAGCCAATTTTTTGACAGCATTTTTAAAAGTTGTGGTTTCAGCAAAATCGTTAACTGCTCCGTGTGCCCAGTTACCGTGCGTGGATTGGTCATGTTGACCTAAATAATGTTTTTTAACTGTGTCAGGTTTTTGAACAATTAAAGCACCAGCATTTAACACAACAATTTCACGGTCAGGCAAAGCACCATTTGGATAATAAATGCTAGGATTAAAATTAATTGCGTCATAACCCATTGCTAAAGCCATAAGATTCACAATTGATGATTTGTCGGTAAAAAACCAACTTGTTTTAAAGTCTGACAAAGATGCCGTTTTATTTGGTAAACCAATTCTAGGTGCCAAAAAATCAGCATTTGCAAGAACAAAACCTACATTTGCATCAGAAGAAGGAATAGTTAAAATTTTTGCATCAGGCTTCAAAGCCATTTTTACTATTTGACCAAAGTTTCCACGACTCCATGTCACAGCCTCACTTTTAGTGTGGGCACCATAAAGACCAATACCGTTTCTACCCATAGAAATGTAAGGCAACTCAGAAGCCATAAATTGTTTAATTTTATCTTCAGCAGACAAACTAATTTCATCTTCGGTTTCTAAGTCATAGGCAGAACCTTGCTCAAAACTTCGCCACAACTCCATACCCTGTGAAGTGTCACCAAAAGTAGGTTTACCAGTTTTACCCGTGGCTTTTAAAACATCTTGCAAAGTTTTACGCCAAACATCAAGACTGTCGTATGGTTTATTTGCATTAATGATAGATGCAAGTTGCTCAATACTTATTTCTTTTGAACCATCACCATCAGCCCAGTTGCCGTGCGAACTCTGGTCATGTTGACCTGCCAAATGCTTTACTAAAAGAGAACGCCCAAGAATAACCTCTGCCCGTAAACGGTGGCGTAAAGCCTCATCACCCTTAACTTCAGACAAGAACGAATCAGTAAATCTATCCATTTTCCTGTCCCGTCACTAAAAGGTCTAACACAATCCTAGTTTCATCCAACCTTTTTGCTCCCATAACCACAAAAGTAGTATTTGGGGCAATAACGAACTCGCCCTCTTCATCGTTACCCATAGTTGCCCCGTGCGTACCTGCTGGCATGTGAATGTTTGCAAAAACCGTTGCAGACGCTTTGAAGGAATCATTAACACTTTGATGCAAACTATTTGGGGCAGAAGTTGATGTAAAACCTTTTGCTTCAAAAGTTTTACCTACAAGCCCTTTAATGTCTTCTTCAGACATTGTAGAAACTTGTTGCCTAAAAAGACTTGCTCCAGAACTCCATCTAGTAACTGTTAAATCTTGTGTTGTTTCTGTTTCATACAAAGCATTTTTTAAGGATTCAATTTGAGCAATTCCTTGTTCTTTAGGGATTTGTTCGTTGTAAATTATTCTAACCGTATCATCAATGTTGCCACTACGAAGATAATCATTCATCCATTGATACCCAAAACCAACATAATTGTTACGAGCATCCATTGTTGTTGAATCAAGTCTGCTAAGGTCTAGGGCTGGTAAGTCATCTAATGAAGCAGATTTGTAACCTTCGGCACCAGCCCAATTACCGTGAGTTGATTGGTCATGTTGACCTGCAAGATGTTTAACTACAGTTGCCCATGATTTTCCATCTTCAGTTAAAGCATCTGAATGTTGAATGTTCGCTTCTGGGTACATGTCACGGTGAAATTGAAGCATTGCTGAAGCCAATCCCCTGCGTTGGTGACTTGGTTTAACTGCTATTTGGTTGACAGTAAAATAATTATCAAGATTAGAGGTAAGTCTTAAATGATTTGCTTTTGGGCCCTCGGCAATTAAAACCCCAACTCCTTTACTCTCTATGCCACGATAACCAGTAAAATTAGTTCCGTCAGTAGGCTTTGGAGCAACAATAATTTTGTATTTTCCGTCTGCAAAAAGAACATAGTCAACTGGGTTTTTACCTTTTTCTTCATACCTAACAACTCGTAAACTTTCATTTAGAAATTCGTTCTCGCTACCTTTTTCATTTAAGATAGTCAGTTTTGGCGACCCAGACCAATTGCCATGACTAGATTGGTCATGTTGACCAGCCAGATGTTTAGTAACTGGAACGACTACATAAACAGATTTCATGCCTGTTCACCCGAATACCTCATTTGCCCAGTCCTAATCCACTCAGCATCATTCAAACCACGGTCAGGAGGCACTAGGAACGCCGTACAACGACAATGAGGATGAGCAGGTGGCATAAGTAGCCCATTATCAAAAGCACTATCCCAACGCACCTGAACTCCGTCTAATGGGGCACACTTATCGCAAGGAGGTCCACCAGCATTATTCTTATAAACAGTTTGCCACTGTTTCATAGAATCACCAGCAACCCAACCACCATCAACAGCCTGTTGCCAAGCCAACTGACGACCCATGTTTTGAGCAATCTGAATCTCGGTACGAGCAATCATTGTGGCACGGGCACGAATCAATTTTTGACGATACCTATCCGTCAACAAATCCGTTCTCTCAACCGCTTTCTCAGGATTCAAACCCTGCTTCAATAAACCCTTATAGGTACGGTCAAAAAACTTGTCAACTGCCTGTGCCCAACGAGGATGCAACCCAATAATTTGACGCAACTTTTTAGCAGTGTAAGGAACCGAAATTTCCTTACTAAAAGAATCACTAATAATCTGACGAATAGCCAAACGCATAGAATCATTAATAGCCGTAACCAAACGACCAGCCTGACGCTCCGCATACAAATCCGCTACAGGATTATGAATGTTAAAAGTGAACTCACCCTTTGGTTTACCCGTCAAAGTGTTAGCGTTACCCCAATCAGGTGTCGCTTCAATAAGTGGTTTAATTTCCTGACCAGCCAAAACACCAGCATTATTAATAACTGCCGTAATTGAATCACGAATAATTTGCCCAATAGCATCAACATTAATAGTTAATAATGCTTGCTCAAGTAAATCTGGTTGCAAGTTAATAATCGCTGAAGCCAACGAATCCGCATCAGCAACTCGCCCAGCCCGATACAACGCATTACGAATAATGTTGTACAACTGCTGTTTTGTTACATTAAAAACTGGTGGTGCAGGTACCGAGGATTTTGCTTTCCTGACTAATGGCATTGCTACCCCTAGAAAGCATTATCGGATTGTTGAGCATCCTGTTTGGTCGGTGCAGGTTTTTTAGCATTTGGTTGCTTTGCAGGAGGTTGAACTGGTTGACCTGTAGCAGGGTCAATTGTTGGAACCACAGGCAAACCTGTAGCAGGGTCAATTGCACCCGTAGTATCACCATTATGTTCAGCAGGTGGAAGTGAACCCAATTCACGCAAATAATCTTCAAGATTCGGGTCAGACACAATAATTCCAGCATTAGCCAACTTGGTCACATAATCTGCAACTTCAGTCAAATCAACATGAGCAATGTCACCATAAGTCAACTTGGGAAGACGAGAAGTATCCATCCCATTGAAACGCATCAAACGGCTAATAGCATGCTGATTAATAACTTCGGCAATTGATTTAGCAATAGCGTCAACTGCCATAGACCACAAATCCATTTTTGCGGTACCCAAAGCAAACGAGCCAACATTGTCATGACCCAACAAAATAAAGTCCGACAAAACAGACATAGCAATTCGTTGGTCATAACGGGAAATGATTTTGTCCGTATCGAACTGACGAGAACCACCAGCAGACAAAAGGGTCAAATCAAAAAGTTTTTTACCAGATTCGTCATACTGTGCAGGGAAAACAACACCCTCTTGTTCATTGCGTTTAATGTTTTGAACAATTTCAACAATGCTATTCAATACCGCTTTTTGTGCATCTGTAGCCGTAGATGAAAGGAACTCAGGTGGAACATAAGCGACAGGAAGACCAGCCAAATCACGCTCAATACCAATTGCTTCAATTTCTTCCATACGCTTTTTAAAGAAATAAGGACGGTAAGCGTTCCGAAGCAGGGAACGACCTTCAGGGTTATTTTTTTGATTAGTGGTACGGAACAATAATGCTTTTTCAATAGGGACATAATGCGTTCCACCACCTGAAGGGTCATTTTGAATCATGCAGTTCACGCCACCATCGTCATCAAATTCCCAACGCATTAAAGAATCTTGACTACGGATAGCAAATTTACGCCAACCAATTTTACCGTCTGTGTATTGTGAACGCTTTGTTGGGTCATTTCCGTCAGGTCCAACTCGGCGTTTGTAAACAATTTCGTGGTATGACCAACCAAAAGTTAGCATTGAAAGAATGCTTGCTAGGGTTGCGTCCCAAGAATCAGACATGTCAAAAAGGCAAGATTCAATAAAATCGGCAACTTCAACATCTTTTTCTTTAGGGTCGCCTTCAGCATTTGGCTCAAGATAAGGGTCAACTCGCCATTCAAGACGAACAATAACCTTCTCAATTGCATACAAAATGGAACCAATAACGGGGTCGTTATCAGCCATTTCACGGTAAGCACGAATACCGTTTTTGTTTCGTAACGCTGTAATGAACTCTTCAAAGACTGTGCCACCAGCACGATGAAGCCCTGTGGAGCCTAACTCAGAAAAATCTGGTTTTGGTGCCATGTTCACATCCTTACAGTAAAATAAACCTTCTTGCATAATACATTGCAAAAAGCACTATCTTGAGGTGGCTCGCTACTTAATGTAAAGCCATGCTTCAAAATTTAATGACTTCCAAATCAACTCACCTTGCTCAAATCCTGCATTGTAAGCCATTTCCTGATTCTTTGCAGATGTGTTGGGTCGCATTAGTTTACGCAAATCTAAATCTTTATCCAAAATTTCCATAGCATCAAAGTATGGTCTTTTGTGCTGATGCAAGGTAGATGTAAGCATTTCTTGAATTTTGCCTGATTCTGCATAAACTTTTTCAGCCCAAATAAAAGCACCATTTGGTCGCAACCCGTTATAGATTCTTTCTAACAATTCTGGGCGTTTAGTGCTGTCAATGAACTGCAAGGTAAATAGCGAAGTAATTAGTGAGCAATTTTCAAACCCAAAATACTCGGTTATGTCGTAACTAAAATAGTCAACGCTTTGTGAAGGCAACCGTGGTAGCAGGTTTCGGGATTTATCAATACCAATTTTGACACCATCATGTCGAACGGTTTCCAACAATTTGCCTGTACTGCAACCAATGTCAAGGAAAGTTGTATCGGGTAATAAAAAGAAATCGCTTAAAGTTACCACCGTGTCAAACAAAGCATCGTAAGCAGGGATTGAACTTGCTATGTGGTCATCAAAGTTTTTGACCGTATCAAAAGAAAACATTTAACCCTTTTCCTATTGCTTCAACAACTGGGATTGTGATTGTTCGTCCCAATCGTTCGTATCTGACATTATCGGAAACCAATGAACCGTCTTCATAATACTTAGTGAACTCATCTGGTAAACCTTGTAGCCGTTCACATTCCAACGGGGTAAGCCTACGAATTGCTACCGTATTGCCATTATCAATAGCAACTCCATGCCTATCCTGAGCCGTCAAAGTAAATGCTGATTCGTTATGCTCTTTGATTCTGCGACCATTTTGGCGTTTCTCGGCACGGTTAACTGTCAGCACGGGTTTTACGGTAACAAACGGAACATTGCCACCACCTGTACCCATTTGGGCTAAAAGAGTTGGGGATGTTGCTCCGAAGTATCGGAATCCGTTATCTCTTCGGCTCCATTGAGCGATTCCGTTTTCTGGTTCAACTTCGACAACATTCGTTGAACCTGTTCTTCCGATAGGAAATACTTTGGGTCGGGGTTTTCCTCTAAGATTTGCGACAAGGAAAATGCGTTCTCGGTGTTGTGGGACTCCAAAGTTTTCGCTGTTAAGCAATTCCCACTGGCAGTCATACCCCATCTCATCCAAGACTCCGAGGATAACTGCGAAAGTTGTTCCATTGTCGTGGTTGAGGAGTCCTTTGACATTCTCAAAAAGGATGTACGGAATTCGCTTATCTCTGGCAAGTCTGAACATTTCAAAAGCCAAAGTACCTCTTGTGTCTTCCAGAGAGAATCCAGTTCTTTTTCCTGCAACTGAAAAAGTTGCACAAGGAAATCCTCCAACGATGAGGTCGGCTTCAGGGAGGTCGCTGGCGGAAATAGTCCGAACATCTCTTCCATCTGGTTGTTCGCCGAATTGTCGTTCATAAATCCTCCGTGGTGCTTTTTCCCATTCGTTTGCCCAGACACAGGTATGACCAGTGCGTTCCAGCCCTAGCCGAAACGCACCGATACCTGCAAAAAGTTCAATAAACTTCATTGACCAATTTGTTCAATTTTTGTTGCTTGAACTGGTGGCGACCATGTTGACCACGCATCAGAACGAAACGCAATTCGTCCAATGTCGTTGCCCCAAGTTGTTACAAGGATTTGGGAACCGTCAACCATGTCGAAAATGTAATTGCGTCCAACTGCTGTTTCTTCTTGTTCGCTCATGCCGTTACCAGCCCTTCTTCAATAAGTGCTTTTGCGGTGCGTCCGTAATGCCCTTGCAATGACCATGCTTTGCCAGTGTTAACAAGTTCTTGAAAGAAATCAATAACTTCCTGCCCAAACAATTCACCTTGTTCATACGCAATAATTTGATTAATCAGTTTTTCCATTATTTTCCTGCCTTATGATTTCTGCGTTCCATCTCAATAAGTGAAACTGCTTCTTCCATGGTTATTAAATCTTCTTGTTGAGATTTAATAATGTCTATGACTAATTGAATTAATTTTGAACTCAATTTTCCGTCCTTCCTTTTTGTCCACATTTTGATTGTAACACACTTTTGGTTTAGTTATTACCCTTTGGGTTCCGTGTCATCTTTAGCCTGACACTGACAATTACCACTTTCGCAACCGCCAACAGTATCCCAATCAAACCTGTCCCACTCAACAACTTGAGGCTCACGCTTAGGAAGGCTATTGCGAATCCAACTCAGAGCCGTCATCACCAACGCAATCCAGCCAAGAATCTGAACCGTGTATTCATGCCAATAAAAAGCCAAACCAACAATCGTGCCATTGACCGCAAACTTAAAATAGCCGTACATTAGAACGGAAATTCTTCAGATGGAGTAGGTGTAGCCCAAGGGTCAACTTCTTTAGAACGATTAGAACCTGAACCTTTATTGATACTCACAGGGTCACGCTTCAAATCAACTGCAACATTGTAAGCCTGAATTTGCATAGCCCCACCTTTGTTGCCGTCTTTGTTTTCCCATTCTTTCCAAGATGCTTTCCCATAAACAACAACAGGGGAACCCTTGGTCAAAGATTCAGCAACATTCTCACCCAACTTGTCCCAAGCAGAAACACGCCAAGCGGTTACATCGGTTGATTCCCAACCCGAATCTGTTTTCTTAGATGTTGAAGTTAAAACTGTAAAAGTTGCTACAGCCTTACCTTCTTTAGTAAATCGCAACTCAGGGTCGCCAGCAAGATTTCCAATTACCGTTACATTTGCACTCATTCGTTTTCCTTTTCTTTTTGGAGTTCTTTAATCAAAGCCCTTTTTTCACGGGCTTTAATTGCTTGAGGTGTTGTTGACAAAAACTCAAAAATTGGTTTTGCAACAATTCCCCTAGTCTTTCTTATCACTTTTCGTTGCGGATAGGTAGTACCGCCCCAAATTCCCTGAACATCAGTTTGTACAGCGTACTCCAAGCATTCCTCAAGGAAGTGACATTTTTTACAAATTTGCATGGCATCACGGTTTGCTCGCACAAGCGAACCATCTGGGAACCACATCTCTGGGTCAACTTGGGCACAAAGTTGCGACCCATCAAACTTTGGGTACAACTAATCTTCCTCTTCTTCTGAAGATAAGATTTCGTCCAACTCAGATTGTGATTTTGCCAAAATCCCAACATGATGCCACGGTGGTGCTTTGTCATCGGTTAAAGTAACGGTGTAATACTCACCATTAATTGCAACCCATTCCGTTGCCAAAACCCACGCTGTTGAAAGTGCCCCTTCGGGAAACATTTCCTTTTGGATTTCGTACAGCATACTGTCCACGGGGGACTTTTCTGACGCTTCAACAGCATCATCATCTTTTGGCATGCACCTATTCTATTGTTTATCCTTAAAGTTCTTGAGCAACTCGCAAGTCTGGCATTTCCCCAATTTCAACATTGGTTCCCAAACTCGGTGCCCACAATTCGGACAATCAACAATTTTGGTGTCGGGCAATTCCGACATGGCTAATACCAGCCGTGGCTATTATGAAAATCTAGTGCCGAACACGGTGTTCCGTAGCGACCTTCGATGTAACCAATTCCCCAACGGATTTGTGTTTTGCCGTTAGTTAAATAATCGGAACCAGCCGAACGCATTTTTGATGCAGGTAACGCTTGCGGTATTCCGTGGGCACCAGAACTGGAATTGTGTGCCCTAGGATTCCAGCCAGATTCTTTATTCCATAATTTCACCAAACATGAATGCTGGTGTGAACTCCAACCCCGTTTAATGCCCTGTAGACGGGCATAGGAGCGTAAAGAAATCTTCACTGGTGGCTTTGCTTGGGCAACTACTGAAAGTGCCTGAGATTTGTTTTTAGCATCGTATTTGGCTAGGGCAACTGCATCGGAGTATTCCAATGAGCCACAAAATCCCACAATTAGGAAAAATACAATTCCATAAAAAGTGTTTACAACTGCTTTCCCTCGTTTAGTTAACTTCATGAATCCTCGCTATGTCCACAGTTACTGCATGTGTGAATGCGTTTCTTACGCCCGTGAGGGCTTGTCTGACGCTCGTTGACGAACTCAGGCAACACATACACCGCAGAACGACTGCGTTTCTCTGTTAGTCGGTTTATTCGGTTTTCTAGGTGCAGAACCGACAACACACTTGTTGCTTGACCATGATGCCAGCCAAAGTGGGAAGCCAACTCTTTCCAAGTTAACCCCAGAATACCAGCACCAGCCAACGCCTTAATTGTGTCTTTTTGCCGTTTACTGGTCGTACCATCAGAATCTTCAGAAATGGCACGGGCTTTAGAGGTTTCAGAACCTGACCATCCCGAAGTGTCGCCGTATGGCAAAAGTGGGAAATCCGCATCGAAATTATTTGCGACCCAATCTGTTTGTGGCGTTAATGCATTGACGAACTGCTCTAATGCTTCAAAGCGTCCACAATCGGAGCAGATACGGGTTTTGTTATCTGTCCGAGATGGGACTGGTGGTATTTTGCTAATGTCGCCACATCGGGGACATTTGAATGGGGGTTGCTGGGTCATGTTAAATGCCTATTGCTTTCAGTTCGTAACCTTCATGCTTCAAAGCCCAATCAGCCGAGTATGAATGATTTTGGTGGATGTATTTTAGGAACTGGCACATTCCTAGATTGCTGTATTCAAATTCCGTAATAAATTTGCCGTCACGGAATAATTGGTATTTTGCTTGCTCTGACATGTTTTTCCTTCCTAGTTAATTTCTACTGTTTGACCGAATTCGGGATGTGATTGGAAACAACTTGCGTAATAAGCCACTTCACCAACTTGGTCAAAATACACACCTTCAACTGAACCTTTAATGTTTTCGCTAATTCCCTTTTTGGTGTTTTTCACGATAACTCGTTGAACGGTGTAAGTGTCATCCCATGCAAGGAAAATGCGAACTCGGTATCCGTAGGCTACTGGCAATTCGACTTGCTGAGTTTTTCCATCTTGGAATGTGGCACCGTCAATGTAAAAGCGTCCACCAGAAATGGCAAGAATGTTACCAATTCCAATTTGTGCTTTAAGCACTTGTGGGTCAAATGGTCGGGTTTCTTGCTTTGTCATGTTTTCCTCTTTCCTAGTAGGTTCCAACTGGGCTTTGTCCAAGACTTTCTTGTCCTGTCCATTTATTGAATGACCAGATGTAATCACTGATTTTTACAATCCAGTTATTTGCACCTTCGCCATTTATTTTGACTCGGCGAGTAATCGCATCCCCAACAAATTCGTTTGCAATTGGTGATACATAATCGGAGTAATTTCCGTATTCCTTTTTTACTGCGACTTGACGCACCTTGACGCTTTTAGCAGTTTCACCAATTACTTGGTAGAAATTGTAAAATGTTGCATCGTATCCGTAGCAAGCATAAATAATGTCCCCTACTGCAAGTGGTTTTTGATTTTCCATGTTTTCCGTCCTTCCGTTCCCTACACTCTAATTGTAACACACTTTTGGTTTAGTTATTACCAATTAGAGCAAACTCTTCCAAGATTCACGGGCTTTCAAAGCATCCTTAACTCGCTTCGCAACCTTCTTGTCTAGGTCGGCACGAACCGCGTCAACTGAAACCCCATGTTTACCAGCAAGGGCTGACAAAATCTTTTCCAAAGATTCCCTGATAACCGCAACCTCATCTTCAGGCTTTGTGTCATACAGTGCCAAACTCTCGGCTTTGTCAACATACCAAATGCGAGCCGTGCGTTCAGTTTTCAACTCTTCCACACGAAAATCGCCGTTCTGCTTTTTCCAACCATCGGCAACCAAAAGTTCCGAACCGTCAACTGTTGGAGCCGATGCAATTCGTTTTGCTTCACGAACCTTTTTGGCTTCAGCCCGTTCATTCTTCCTTGCTTCTTTTTCCAACTTCTCTTCAGTAACAATCACTGATGGACGGTTAAGAACTTCAGCAGGAGCCGATGGATACCACACAGTACAAGCATCCTGACCAGCATCCGAAACAATTTCTTCTTCAGGTGAGCCACTGTATTGGGTCAACCACAAATAATTTGTTGAAGGGAAACAGGTTGAACATTTTTGGTTTTTGTGAACATGCCCGTTGGTGTTGGTTACAAGGTAAGCCCGTGTCCATTTGTGCTGAAGATAAATTGCATTCAAGTTGCTGATGCGGATTCGGATTTCATTTGCTTCGATTCGTGCCTGTCGGTACTTGGCAATGATTTCCTGAACGCGAGTGTTTTCTGAACTCACGCCATCAATCACGCTTCCGATTGATTCGGTGTAAACCCGTTGGAATTTGATAATTTCGTATTTAGCATTAGCAGACCAATAAATTTCTGATTCGTATCTTTCGATTTGAGATTCTGCACGACCAAGTTTAAATAGTTCTTCTGCAATTGCTGTATCGGTAGCAACTGCGAGAGTTTTTATGTCGGTCATTTTTTGTCCTTCCTGTTGACACTTTCAGTGTAACACACTTTTGGTTTAGTTATTACCAACTAATCCATTCGACTAGATGATGAAGCGTCAATACCGTTATCACGCAACACTTGAGCGAAAGCACGGGCATACGCTTGCTTGATTTCCATGGATTGACCGTAATCGCTAACCCACACATAAAGACCGCCAGAATAATTTTTCTTGGCTAATCCTGCGTTTTTTGCCCACCGACCAAAACTGGTGTTACCAGCAAAATTGATTTCAGCAAATCCACACACACCACCAGCGACAAAGTATGTTTTCTTGGTGTAGTCAATGTCACTGCCAAGGAAACTGGTCGGAGTGCCGACTACCATCGGAACTGGAATACATTTTTCAGCATTTGCTTTACCAGCCTTATCTGCTTCGTCCCAGATTGCTTGAAACTTTGCTTCACGAACTTGTTTTGTTGTTGTCATTTTTTTGTCCTTCCTGACATTTTTATTTAGTTAAAAGTTGTAACTGAAAATTGCTTCATTATGTTCAAACTTCCGAACAAACGCTTGCCCGTCAATGTTGGTAACTGGGAAATTTTTTGCATCTTCCCATTTGCCTTCGGCTCGCAAGAATTCCCAAGCCTCACAATCGGTTTCCAAATAGATGACGCTATTTTTCTTATCAATGTATCCGTAGCCCGTGCCGAAATTTTTTGCTTGTGGGTAATCTTTAATTGAAACTGCCAACCACCCGTGACTATCGTCTGTAATGAACTTCATTTTTTTCCTCCCTTTTGCCCTACACTTCATTGTAACACACTTTTGGTTTAGTTATTACCACTATCCAAGATTGACCCTGCGTAGCGATGCACATGGATACGCTTGCTGTTTTTCAACTCCACCGATTACTTCTTTACAAACGGCACAATTGCCGTTCGCATTTTTGTGTCGGTCTAAGTGACCTTGTTGAACTTCTGCATAGGTTGGCAGTTTTTCTTTTGACTTTCGTTTTTGAACGCCGTACTGCTTTAGAAGTTCTTCCCTAGACAATTTGGTTTTTGTCATTCGTACCTCCTACTTCCATTGTACCACAACTTTGGTTTAGTTATTACCATTGGTATTAAAGGGTTTTTGGCATACCTAAACTAAACCCCTAATTTGTTTATAGTCAGTGGACCTGCTAAACTGAGTATGTGGGAGGAAACATGACAAAGCAAGTTCGATGGAAATGCCCATCGTGCAACAGTGGTGTTTTGAACTCGTCACGCCCACGCATGAATGATGTCAAACGATACTGTTTGCCGTGTTCTGCAAAATCTGGAGTGCTGGTTCAGCGAACTGCACCTGCACTTGAGAAACAGCGTGACGCATCAAAAACCAAACAAGTGGCAAAGCAAACTGCCAAGCGGAAAAAAGAATCCGCAATCAAAAAGAAGCAAGCAGAAAAAACAAAAGCCCAACAAGCAATTTGGCGTGAGCAACGATTAACGGCTGAACGGCAAAAGAAAATTGCTAAAGCCGAATTGAACTGGATTGGCGATTTGAACATTCCTAAAGAAGCCGTGAGGCTTTGGAAATTGTTGGAACCGTATCACCGTGGTCGGGCGTTACCGCCGATTGAGATTCGGAACAACAATTACAGGGGCAACTTAGGTTGGGCACATGTTGGTCAATCATGGCGTGGCATTGTGGTGAAGAAACAAGGAAGCGAATTTAGTACTTGGACATTGTTGCTACACGAATTGACGCACATGGCTGTTGGCGTTCGATACCCGAAGGGTCGGAATGGTCGTTGTTCGGCACACGATGAAACCTTTTATAAAGCAATGAAAGATGTCACTGAACGCCGATGGAAAACAAGAATCTCGTTCTATGAAGTCACCAAGTATGGCTACAATGTGGATGGAATAATTGGGAGCCAACTGTACAAGCAAGGTGTGGTGAAATTCCCACCTCGGTACAAGACCAAGAAACAAATAACGGAAGAGGTTGCATGAGGCTTTACCACGGTGACGACATAAATCGAACTCCCCGACAATACGAATCAAAACCTATCGGCTACAACTTTATGTGCCGATACAATCCCCGAACAAAAACTTGGGCATGTTGGGAGGTTGATGGAATGGGTAATCCTGTTCCGCAACTCAATGGCGAGATTGAAAAAGTGTTTAGTAGCAAGAGCGAAATGGTTAATTTTGTTTTTGGCATGTAGCCGTGGTATCGTATAAACAACAGGAAGGACGAAAATGTTATTAGTACATGATGAAGATTTTAATAACTGGGTGTTTAGCAAAACGCATCCAACTCAAGGTCGTAGATTTATCAACGGGCGAAACGCCATTATTGAATCAGCAAAATACGCTGGTATTCAAGTTGAAGAAATAAAACCCTTTGACATTGACCCACAAATTTTAACAACTGTGCATGACTCACTTTATGTTGCTCAAGTTTTACAGGGCAATCAATGTAATGAATGGACTGGTCAGCGACCAGACATGTCAGCGTTGGCATTAAAGTTTGTTGCATCAACACTTACAGCATTGGATGGACTCCGCAGGGGTAATCATTTAACGGCAGTGAATTTGACGGGTGCAAAACATCATGCACAATTTGATTCCTCTTCAGGATTCTGTGTGTTTAATGATTTTGCTATTGCATCAAAGTTGCTAACTGATGATGGGCACAAGGTTGCTATCTTGGACATTGACGCACATCACGGTGATGGGACAGAAAACCTAACGGCTGATAACCCAAATGTTTTAACGCATTCAATTCATGAGGCTGGCATTTTTCCTAACACTGGTTTTTACAACAATGTTACAAAGAATGTTTATAACAGCCCATTGTTCCCGAACTCTGATGGTCGTGCATTGATTAAATGTGTTGAGGATTTTATTGAAAGGGCTTTGGAATTTAATCCTGATTACATTTTTATTGCTGGTGGTGCTGATGGGCATGCCCTTGACCCGTTATCAGAGTTGCAGTATCAACTCAATGATTACGAATCTGTTGGTTGGATGATACGCAAGAATTTTCCAAACATGCCAATACTTGTTGGTGGTGCTGGTGGATACCGTCCAGATGATGCAACTCCGTTTGCTTGGGCATCGTTGGTGATGGGAATAGAAGAATGTCAATCAAATCAAAAACGAAAGGATGGACATGGAAAAGTTTAATGTCAAAATCGGTAACAAGATTCAATACCGAAACAACTCAGGTCAACTTTTATCAATCGAAGTTACCAGTATCGAAATCGAAAACAGTCAAGGTGTATTCCTTGGCGAAACATTACCCGAACATCACAACGGGAAAGTCGAACTCGTTTGGGGTTGGGCTGACCAAATTGTCAAAGTCTTAGAGGAGGACTAGGAATGAAAAACAAATACAACATCGAATACGCCAATAGTCGTGAACTGTTAGAACATAACATTTCGGTTTACGAAATGCGTATCCGTGATTGGGATGGATGTTCTTGTGAACTGACAAAGATGAAAGAGCGTCTTGTTCAATTGCAGGAAACTTTAAATGAATTGTTGGTGTCGAATGAATCCTGATGAATGGCGTGGGTCGGGAACTTTGTCGTATGACATTGCAATTAAAGTTTCATGCCCGAATGAGAAATGTGATTTTGATGAAGTCACAGATGTTCGTGTTGATGATTGGAAAAAGTATTGGTTCGATTGTCCAAAATGCGATTTTGATGATGAACTGAAAAATGACACACCGTTCTGATAATGTTGTTTAAAACTAACATTGATGCTACATTTACAACTAACCCCTATGAGAGGAAACAAATGAAGAAACCCCTAATAGCCGTAATCGGCTCTGCACTGCTGGTGCTATCACTAACCGCTTGCGGTGGTGGGTCAACATCAGCGACAGATACAACAGACACCACAGACACCACTGTTGTTGAAACCCCAATTGATACTCCAGTTGATAGTGGATACACAAACGCTGAAGAAGAATTTTTGTTTGATGTTCATAATGTGAATAACTCGGTTATTGAAAGTAACCCAGATGAGCAAATTGTTTCAGTGGGTCACATTGTCTGCGACACACTTGATGAAGGCAACACGGTCAGTGATGTTTCGGATTATCTAATCTCTACTGGGGATTACACAACTGATAATGACATTGAATTTGTAGCATCAATGATTGCTGGTGCTGTAATTAATTTGTGTCCCGAATACAAATACCAGTTGCCGTAATGGTGACAAATCAATTTGGTACAGAGTGCCCACACTTTGTAATCAAAACTGCAAATGATGTAATCCTCACAAAAGTGACAGGTTCCATTATTTGTACAGAATGCAAAAACCCCGAAACTCCACAAACTTTGTGGGAAAGGAACTTTGGTCAAAATGGCGAAAAGTAAAAAACTAACTGGCATGAAGTGGCTACGCACCGAAATGGAACGCAATGGCTACAAATCGTTAGAAGCAGTGGCAAGTCAAATGAGCATCAACCGTGGAAACCTTTATCGGTATTTCACTTTTGAGAATCGCCCAAGTATTGACATGCTCCCCGTTATGGCAACTGCTTTAGACACCACAATTGACGATGTGCTAATCGCTCTAGAAGTGGTTTAGTCTTACAATCTTGCTGGCAACAGTTTTGTACCCCATCACAAAATTGTTGCTCATCAACTGGGTGGTTCCGCCAGTGGCAAACACGGAACATAGATTTCCTGCTTATGGATTTTTTGGACATTCGTAATCAGGAACCTTGCAGTCTTAGGTTTTTAGTTGTCATTTCCCTAAGATTTTGGAGGTGGGTTGCTCCGCCACTGCAAACACGGAGCCTCTAAACTTTTATTAAGAATCTACAAAAGGAACTCAAATGGCTGAAGTTGTTGTATTTGCTAAAGAAGATGTTGGACGCTTAATTGACGCATCACAAGAATGGCGAATCATTAGTGGTGCAATTCGATTAGCGGTAACTGCTGGGTATCAAATCACCCCATCGGATGCAATTGCTGTTGAAGCGTTTGAAAATGAATTCCCTAAATACACTGATGCGTTTGGAATAGTCCGAGAAACGGCTACAACGCTTTTTGACGAGAATGGATTGGCTGACCGTGCAATTACTTGGCTCAATAAAGAAAAGGCTCCAGAGGGCTGTGCTTTTCATTTTCATGAGGGTGCTTTTTATTTGTCTGAGTTGGAGGAAACGAATTCTGGGGAGGAATCTAATGGCTAGTGAAGAAGAACTGAACAAGATTTTTGGTGAAGCACATAATTCTTTGGTGCAAGGTGCTATTGCGATGCACGAATTGTTTTTATCTTTTACTCAGGCTGGGTTCACTGAGGCTCAAGCGTTAACTCTTGTTGTTGAAGCGATGAAAAAAGATTAATCATGGCTTGGGCTTTTATCGGGGTCATGGTTTGGCTTTTGGGAATTGTGTTATGGATTAATCGTGGAAATCGGTAATGAGGTTTCTGTCAGGTGTTCGTGGTGTAATAAATCAACTGATGACCCACAGGTTTTTTTAGGTTGGAACATTTTGTGCCCAAAGTGCTTAAAGTACGCCTTTTCTGAGTGGTTTGAAAGTGGTAAAAACTAAACTCAAGTTGTGGTACAATTAAGTGTAGGCAAAAGGAAGGACAAAAAATGGAAAGCAAAATTCTAATCATGGTTTGCCCAAACTGTAGAGGCATCATGGTTCCAGAAAATCACCCATGTCAGGAAGGACGATAACAACATGAAGAAATTCATCATCAAAGTGCGAATCGAACAAGAAGGCGTAAATTTCACCGACCAAGAGGTTGTGTCAATCTACGACCAAACCGCCGAAGAAGTAGCCGTATGGATTTTGCAGAAAAAACCATTCAGCAACATTGTGGTGCAAAGTTCGTACTACCGCCCAACTCAAGCCGAACGAGCCAAGGCTGAAGAAGCCAAAGCATTCGCAGAAAAGGAAGGTTCATGATGGCAACTGTAACTAAGAAGCAAGCAGAAAAAGCATACGCTCAAGTGACCAAACGATTCAGGGGTTACTGGACTGAAGGTCTAGATTCCTACGCTGATGCACCAAAACTTGTAAAAGATTGGAACTGGTCAGGAACCACTGCACCATACGCAATCATTTGGGAAAGCGGACCTTACGAATGGGCAATCGAAGCATTCGATGTTGTCAAAGTTGAAGGTGTGTTTGCTGAACCTTACACAAGTTGGGCACTAGGAATCTTTAAGGCGGATTAATTATGAACTGTCAAATTTGTGAACCACTACTAGGTCGCGTTGTTCCCATGGAACGAATCGAAAAAAAGAGGCGACATGTTACAGGTACACGAAAACGGGAATCAGGTGGCTGGACTTATGTTCGTAAAGTTCTTGACACTAGCGTTTCTTGGTACTGCCCAAACAGTTTTGCTCATACAATCTTGGAAGAGGAAAATGATGAAACCAATAAAAGCGACACCTGAGCAATTAAAGG